GCTGCCTTTAAATAAATCGTAAAAATCTTGTGCAAGTGACATGGCTACCTCCTAATTAGTGTAGACTACCCCCTATCCGTTGTTATATTTTACGGATATAGTCACGAACAAAGGGCAGTCTACGCAGTATAGGGTCATGACTCCCCATAGCTGTTCCGTTTATGACTTTTTAAAATGGTATTTCGTCATCTTTTTCATTAGGAGTTACATCTTTTGGTTCTTCATCTTTTACCTTTACCTCACCTGCTTCTACAGATTTAGCAAATCCAACCGCTGACTCAAATATGTCTTTATCAGCAGGAACAGAAAGATTTAGCCCACGTTCACGGCTAATATCCCAACCAAACCAGTTACCTTTATCGTTCTTTTCTGGTGTGGTTTTTACAGTGTACACCTGTGACATAAGAGGCAAAACATAAATACCGTTTTTACCTTTAGCTGTCATAGATTGTGCCTGTGTCAACCACTTCCTACCCTTCTTAAGTTGTGTAGACGACATGGTCATAAGCACACGCTGAGCACCGAATGTAGGGTGTAACATCAATACAAAAAACTGCGATGTGTTAGTTAGCAGATTGCCATTTGGCAATACATCTTGCCCTCTTTCGTTCTGGGTGGTTGTATCCTTAATAGGGTCATCTGGTAGGTATGAACCAACATATCCACCACCTGCTTCACGTTGTTTCCATTCAACAAAACGTCTGTTGTAATGGCATGGCACAACTTGAATACCTTGGTCACCATCGTACACTTCGTTCAATACAGTATTGAACATCATACCTGCTTCTGCTCCTGCAACATAAGCACCATCTTGCTTGTTAACTTGTGGCGAAAGCTGTGCAAGAATTCTTAGGAACGGTATTGAAAGGTCTTCTGAACCTACCTCACCAAATCCTGTACCACTGTATTGCTCCATGCCTTCGTATGAGGCAACTTCTGAGCTCTTGGCTTTCGCCACTTCTTTAGTATCTGACATATTTTACCCTTTCTTTGGAGTAGTTATTTTTGCTTTCTCTCCGATGTAACCACCGAACAGTTCGTCTGGTATAGAAATACCGTTTTCAGTAGACTCTTTGTACCAAGCCTTCAATGACATAGGTTCTACCCATTTTCTGCTATTGACAGGCATACCTCTTTCTGTCAATTCCTCTGCAAACTCGTTTGCTTGTGTTTCTTGTCCACGAACAAAGTTTGTAGCTACTTGGTTCTTTATTAAGTCACCGAAACCGTTTTCCAATAACCATGCAAACGATAAGTCTGCTTTATCTTTCGGTATAGAAGCACTGTAAAATTTATTAATTTTAATTTCTGAACCATCTTCTAAGCCAATTTTAGTCATGTTATATTCAGCCATCGCAGCAGGTAATTGTTCCTCTGCTACTTCCTTTAAGCTTCTTTTAGCTTCCTTAACATCTTCTTCTAATGCTTTCACACGCTCTTCTAGTGTTAATTGCAAACGAGCAAGTTTACTTACTCTGCTCATACCATCTTCATTTATTGCACTGAACTGTTCTGCAACAGATTCAAAGTCGCTACTCATTTGTCACCTCCTGGTCTGTAATTTAGGTCTGCGGTTAAAGGAAAATACTTTCCTTCTTGCCTATCCCACTTTAACATTTTGAATTTGCCCCTGTTAGTTCTTGCTGCAAGGCAAGCACATAAAGCAATAACAACAGGGTCTCCTGCTAAAATAAGGTAGTCATCATCAGAAAACTTACTTAGCTTTCTGTTAATTTGTCTCATAATAGGTTGTGTAGAATAACTTGCTTGCTCTCCTGCAGGAACAAGTATTTCAACATCGCCGAAGCTAGTGGCATCTGTAATGTCACGACCTCGCATTTCTTGTGTAATATAAACTGTCATGTCTTTCTCCACATGGGTATATTTAACTTTACTTGGTATAGCGTAAAAATAAAAGCAGTAAGTTATCCTTTACTATCTCCACTATCTTGTAGGGGTTTTAACTTTTACTAATAGGCACTAAAAACAAAGCAATGACCAATAAAATAAAGTCCGATTTAGTCGCGCGACCACGAAAGTTGAAGATATTGTATATCGTATATTTATAAATGTTAAAAACTTAAAACAATCCTATCGGTCTTTTACCTCTATATAGCAAACCAGATAAAATAGCAGTTGTCTATTATATAGCTGTGTAATAGAATTGTTGTACCCAATAGAAAGAGGGCGAATGCGATACAAGTTTAAATTCAAGCCATACGAGCACCAACTCGAAGCTTTAGAAAAATCTTGGACTAAAGAGTATTATGCTCTTTTTATGGATATGGGTACAGGTAAATCTAAAGTTCTTATAGATAACATTGCTATGTTGTACGATAAAGGTGAAATAGATTCTGCGTTGATCATTGCACCAAAAGGTGTGTATAGAAACTGGGAACGCAAAGAACTACCCACACATTTGCCAGATCATGTAAAAGCGAACATTGTTACATGGTCGCCAGAAAAAACAAAAAAGAAACAAGAAGAATTAAACACGTTGAATAAACAAACGGATGACCTACAAATATTCCTTATGAATGTAGAGGCATTGTCAAGTAAACGTGGGGTTGAGGTTGCTGATAAATTTCTACTGTGCCATAGGGCAATGCTTGCTGTAGATGAAAGCACTACCATAAAATCACGAACAGCAAATCGTACAAAGAGTATAATTAAACTTGGTAAAAATGCTCCTTATCGTAGAATACTTACAGGATCGCCTGTGACTAAGTCGCCACTTGATTTGTTCACACAATGTGACTTCTTGAAAAACAATGTATTAGGGCATACATCTTTCTGGACATTCCAAAACCGCTATGCTAAAATGGTGCGGAAAAATATGGGAGCTCACTCATTTAACCAGATTGTAGGATACCAAAACCTAAGTGAGCTAAACGAACTAATAGAAGACTTCAGCTTTAGGGTACGCAAAGAAGACTGTTTAGATTTACCTGACAAAGTATATACCAAACGATTAGTAGAGCTAACACCCGAGCAACGTAAATTGTACGACCAATTAAAACGCAACGCCCTCGCAATCATTGAAGGTGAAGGTATGATTTCTGCCTCTACTATACTAACTCAACTGTTAAGGTTGCAGCAAGTTTGCTCTGGTTTTGCAAAGTTAGAAGATGGGCGAATGATCAAAGTTCCAAGCAACAAGCTAACTGAGCTTATGTCTTTGTTGGAAGAAACAGATGGTAAGGCAATTATATGGGGGAACTTTACCCATGATCTTGAAATTATAGGTGAAGCTCTTGCCAAGCAGTATGGTCCTGAATCTGTAGAATTATTTTATGGTGGAACTCCAGGAGAAGAAAGGCAGTTAATTGTTGAAAGATTTCAAGATAAAGACGATCCTCTGAGGTTCTTTGTTGGGCAACCACGCACAGGTGGCTATGGGCTGACTCTGACAGAAGCAAAAACAGTGATCTATTACAGCAATGGATACGATTTAGAAGTAAGATTGCAAAGTGAAGATAGAGCTCACCGTATAGGACAAGTTAATAAAGTTACCTATATTGATATTGTTGCAGACAACACAAGCGATGAAAAAATACTTAGGGCGTTGCGTAATAAGATAGACATTAGCTCACAAGTATTAGCTGAAGGTTACAAAGACTGGATAATTTAATTACTGGTTGTAATTTCTAAACACGTTACTTTCATTGAGTTGTGTGTTACCAGTATTTTTGCCTTTTCCGCTTGAGCTAAACATTCTTGTTTGTCTGAATATGTATCAATTTGATAATATTTTAAATGGTCTGTATTAATAAAATGCAAGAACACTAAAACATAAACCATTACCACTGACCCCTACCTTTGCCTATAAAGTATATCACTGCTCCAAATATAACCAAGCCAATTAAAACAATTCCAATCCCAACACCCCAATTTATGAGGTGATCTATTTTTTCTTGTCTTTTGTATACCGCTTCTTTTTGTAAACGTCTTTGTTCTACTTCAATGTTAACGATAGCTTTCCAAGCACTTGGTCCATAGTAAAGACTAATATAATCACGTAACTCTTCTCGCATCTCTTTAGCTTTTTGTTGAGCTGCCCAAATTTCTACCGCAGAAGTATCAAATCCAGGTTTTACTTTTTTCCATAAAGGTGGGTTATTAGCTTTATTACCAAGATAATTTAAATCAGAAACAGCTTTACCAAAATTAGAAAGATCCCTTCCCATGTCACTGATATCTTTGCCTATAGAAACGGCTTTCTTTATGCCCTTAAAAGCAAGAGTACAGGCTGCGATTGCACTTGCGGGATCTATCATTGGGTATTACTACCTTGCGTCAGGATGAAGAGGGGATCTTGAACTGCCTGTAAGATACTCCATTGTACTTTCTAAAGTTTTAATGCGAGCTTGAACTCTAATTATTTCCATCATATGAGAAGCCATGCCACCTACATCTTCCCAAATCATTTCAGTTTCATCCCAAATTTCGTTATCTGCTTCTTCCATATCCTCATAAATTTCTGCAAGTATATGGGCTACTTCATCAAGTTTTTCTCTGTTTTGTTCTACATCGCGAATTAGGTTTGTACGGTCAGTTGCATTATTTTCTATTGTTAAAACTTCAACTTGTTCTGTTAAGCTTTCTATTACTGAAGCTTGCGAAGAAGCATACCATATACCACCGCCCACAGTAGACACAATCGCAACCACTGCTGAAGCAGCTACAGCTATGTTTATCTTGGGTAGATCCATGTTCTAACAATGCTTTCTTTTGATAATTTATTCATGTTTTTATTAATATCAATTAGGTAACAGACATTATGCCTTGTTTAGCGTTTTGTCTTTTTTCTATAGCAGCAAGCGTTGGATCGAAAGGGAAAAGATCACTAGCTGAGGCTGTTTGAGTATTTGTTTGTTGCTTACTTGCTACAGGAGCAGGAGGTGGAGCATTATTCACTGGAGCAGCAGCAAACTGATTAGTATTAACAGGCGGTAAAATATTAGGTGAAACAGAACCTTGATTACCTATTGGGGCTTCAAAAATAATTTCCCTTGTAGTATCTGGGTCAACATCTGGTCGACCTCCTAACGCTTCTACTCCTACGTTAAACAGATAAGTGTTCATCCTAAGACGCACAGGCTCTGATATACTAAGGTTTTTAGGTCCTATCACAGTTAAATCATTTGCAACTTGAGGATTAAACATCATTTCTTTAAATAACATTTCTGTTCTGGCACTACTTTGTTGCCTTAAAAACCTTGAAGCAATATATCCTATAGCAGCTCTTGGTCCTAACCTTCCTTCTTGCACAGCAATGAAACGGTTAGAGATTCCTGCAGGAGAGGTTCCCATTTTAGCAGATAAAGCAGTGATAATATCGTCAGTAGTTGTACCTGCTCCTTTAGGTAGACCTGTCGCCATTATTCTTTCTGCTGCATCCGCTACAAGATAAATATTGTCTAAGTGTTTTTTATCAAAAGCTTGGTTTAACGCAACTTCGTTATCTACAATCATTTGTTTGAAAGCTTTAGGATTAGCAAGAACATCAGTTCCACTGTAATTTTTAAACAACCTATCTGTTATTGCAGCCCGAAAAACATACAAAGATTCTTCTGGCGATAAACTGTCAGACCCTTTAGCTGCTATCTGTTTTAGCTCTTTCATAATAGTAGGGTTTTTTATTGCATCGTCAAACAATGATTGTGGGTTGCTGTTGTTCATAGACTTTGCAATAGATTTAAACAGCAAGTTAGAATTAACAAGTTTTGTTCTAGTAGCTAACTCAGCTTGTCTAGCTAACACATCACTTACTAATTTGTTAGAGTTACTAAGGTCATCAAATAAACCGAGCTCTGTATATACATCCCTGTTTGTATTGAGGTGGGTATTTATTTTATCTGCATTTAAACCTTTCGGTCCTATCCCTGCTTTGCGAACTGCATCTAAAACAGCGTTCTTCATAAACCTCATTTTATCTGGATCATCTGCAAAAAGACTCATGTATGTTTTAGCTGCATTAGAATCACTTAAAAAAGCTTTGGCAACTTTTTCAGGAGCTAACGTATAACCTCGTTTACCTCCAGGACCATCTATTACTTTGCTTACGAAACTATTGGAAAATGGTTCAATAACCGTTTCTCTCCAAACTGTTTGAAATTGTTGAAACTTCTCTGAAGTTCTACCGTAAGTAGTACCCATGTTATCTAAAGTTTTCTTTAGTATAGCTAGAGTTCTTATATCTTCGCTTTTGTTATTTGCTACAGCTTTGCCAAGAGCATCACTTGTTTGGCTAGAAAAACTTTTCCAATCTTGAAAAGACACACGTTTTAATTTTGTATTTAAGAAATCTTTAACTATAGGGTGCAAACCTTTAAAAGATAATGCTTCGTCTCCTTGGCGTGTCAGAACTTGTTTTTTCAAACTTTCTTGTGCTGCGACTAAGGCATCATTACTTGCTAACTGATCAGCTTGATTTATTTTTAATTTTGTAGCGAGTTGTTCTGCAGAATTTTTAGCTGCGTCTTTAGCTGCAATAAGACTTTGACGAACTTGTTCCCCTGTTGCTGCTTTGTCTGTCATAAGAGGAAAAGCCCCATCAGTTTGATGGCTTAAAGTATCTAATTGAAAAGCTAAATCACCTTTTTCAGCATCTAACTTACCTACTGTAGAAGTGTAAGAGTTTGTAGCCTCATCATAAATGTATAAAGGTGAATCTAAAGTAGGGTCGCCTTTGCCCTTTATCAAATAATTTTTAAAATTTGCAATACTTTCTAACACATTAAATTTACGACTTAGGTTTTTGCGTGTAAACTCCGCATCTCCTTTTCCTTCTAAACGTGCTTGGGTAGCTAAAAAGGGAGCGTCTAATGTTTTTTCTCCTGGAGTAAGAACTATAGGACTATCGTCAGGAGCAAAAGGTCCTAGCTTTGTTTCTATTTCTTGAGCTCTTTGCCAATTCGCAGCTCCTTCATTTGTTCCTTTGGCAATAGCTATTTGATTTTCTAACTGGCTTTGAGCTTTGCCTCCTCCAGGACTTACAACTCCTGATTTTAAAAGAGCATCATCTGCCATTGTCATTGCAGGTTTACCGAGCCAAGTAAAAGCAGTCTTGAGTTGAGGAGTCATTTTAGTCGCTAAGTAAAAAGGAGCACCAACAGCAGCCAACCCACCGATACCAGTATTTGTGCCGAATATATCTTCTTCGGCTTGCATACCTACCCCTGCTAAACCTGCTCCTGCTACTTCTACCGCTGTGGCAGCTCCAGGAGCTGTTCTAAAAGGAGCTGCTATGCGATCTAAATAAGGAGCTACTTTGTCTGATATAGATTTGATAGGACCTCGAGTTGCTTGATAAACTGCACTTCCTGTAAGATTAGTTAATTGAGCAAGTTTCATTTGCAAAGCTATAAAAGGAACAGCCATAGATATGTTTTCTCCTGCTGATCGACCGTATCGTTCAACAATGCTATCTTTATCTGTAGAACCTATTCTTTCCCCTGCACCATACGCTAACAAATAAGGAATAATTGTTTTCTGTGCTTCAAAATCATTTGAGTTTATGGCTCTAAGCAAAAAATCTCTATCGATCGTATTTTCTTCTACAATTCCTGCTGCGGTCAATGCGTTATCAATTTGGTTTAATGCAAAATTAGGAATCCCTAATATAAAATCGTTAGCTCCTCGTGCAAGACCCCCAATACTATTATCTATAAATTCATTAGCAGCAATAGCAACTTCTCCTGCTATGGTAGAACCACCGTATTGCTCATCATATATTTCCTGTAAATCTCTTTTTTCTCCTGTTTTAGGATCGATACCTAAACGTGTCAGTCTAGAAGGTTGCAACTCTACTTGAGCAGTAACCTCTGCTTGAGGTACTATCGCATCAGGACCTTTCTGATCATCTTTGCGAGGATCTAAAAATTGAAGATTAGGTGCTGTGCTCTCTATTTCATCTATTGTAGGAGCACTTAATATTAGTGGGTCTGCCATGTGCTTTCCTTTAGTTAAACTTTATTTGGTCACCAATTTTTAATTCAACAGGACCACCTGCTCCCCATATTGATCTGTCTTGTGGGAAAATTCTTTTTGCTTCTTCGTTTGTCATAATCATAAACTTACCGTCAAAGTTAGCTCCATTTGCTGTTGCTATTTTCAAATAATCAAACTGACCATAGCCACTGTATATAAATGGATCGTTTTTTGTACCCTCAGGCATAGATTGAGTTTCGACATAATCTTCTCCATTTAAAATAGCAGTAGAGTAGTTTAAGTCATTTTGCAGTATGCGAACAAGTTCTTTTAATCTTACAGCAGACATTTTAGCAGACTTAAAAAATCCTCCAGGTTCAACAGCTAACTCTTGTATTAGCTTTTGTTCCGCAACTGCATATCGGTCACTTAATGCAAGAGCTCGTGCTAAAGATCTACCAAACATCTCAAGATTTTGACTACCACTTTGAGTTTTAGAATAATCCAACAACGCATTGTCTAAATTTTGATCTGTCCAACCACCAATAGCATTACTTACAAAAGATTTCACACTATTTATAGGACCAACAGAACTAAATACAGATTGTATAACTTCATCTGCTGCATTCAAAGCTTGGTTTAATGAAAGAATTTTTCGTTGTTCTAAGCCGTAAGCAGAAGGAGTAAGCGAAGCAGGTTTAACCCCTACTTTCCCTAGGTTTTTAGCTAAAGGATTTCCTCTTACATACTTTCTAGTAGCTGCTCCTTCAGGACCATCAAGAGGTTGGTTGTTGCTGTCAAAATATTCATACTCAGGAGTTTCTTGCCTATAAGCAGGATTAACTGAAACAGACGCTCCTGCAGGAACAACAATTTTTGGAGTACCGTCAGGATTTTTTATAATAATAGGTCGACCTGTTTGGGGGTCTATTTTTTCTACTACCTTGCCGTTTACAACTTCAGTTTCAGTTTCGTAAACATCTGCTCCTTGGTTTACCAATTTGGTCATAATAGTTTGACCTTTTCTTGGACCACGTTGAAATGTAATCGTAGTTCTACCCACTGTATCAGTAGAAGTTGAAAAGATGTCTTTAGTTCCTACAATAAAGCCATTAGGAGCAGGGACAAAATCGGGTTTGCCATCTGCTCCTACTTGGTTCCCACTTTTTGAAACCATGTAAAATCCATTATAGAAAATACCTGCCACTTCCCTTAACCCTGACTCTGTACTAGCATCAGGAATCATTAAAGTTTTAGCGGTAGCTGTAGAATAATCTATTTTTCCTGCTGCACTAGCAGCTCTAATAGTCGCACCATCCATAGGGTAATAGCCTTCAGGGATGGCTTCAAAGGAACCATTATCAAATTTCTGAGGACCTTTATCGGTTCTACGCACACCAATAACAGTCACATTACCATCGTCATCTACTTTGCCCCAAGTCTCTGTACCTAATGTAGCAAATTGATTGTTAGCCGAATAGGCTTGAGTTATTTTAGCATTTATTATCCCTATGTTTGTTTTTTCTAAGTCAACTCCTTTACTTAAAGAATCAGCTCTTGCATTAAAAATTAGTTTATTTAAATCACTTTCATTTCTAGCTGCTTCTTCTATAGAGCTCATAGCTATCGACAACTTCTGACCTTCTAACTGTGCCTTTTCCGTTTGCTCTGTATCATATGCAAACTCTTTTGCTTTGCGATCTAAAGCTGCTTTTTGAGCAGCAACCTTACTTAAATCAGTAGCAAACTCAGGTACAGGTTTTGTTAAAGCCTGTAACAAAGATCCTGGAGTTTGAGCAACCTGAGCTCCAAATTTAGCTAATGCTAAAGAGCTTTGTGTTTCTAAATCTTTTTGATCTTGATCACCGAAAAACCCTTGTTGTTCTGCAAGTATTTCTTCTTTGCTTCTGGGGTCTTTTAAATACTGTTCTAATAAACCTTCACGTGTACTTATCAGTTTTGAAGGATCTGTTTGCCCCGACTTAGCATATGGGGTCAAAATATCCATAAACCGATTAGTTCCTGCTTCAATATTACCGAAATCCATTTTTGCATAATCAGGCAAATTAGTAGCGTAGTTTGTTTTACCAAAAGGATTTGGGACCATTTGGGGGCTATTAAATGTTGTAGGTCTTGTAGATGGCAGTCCTGTAACGGGATCATGATAACCGCCATGTGCAAAATTAACTGGTGTTTCTCCCATAGCTATACGCATTGACGCCTCATCCGATCCTGGAGCTTGGATTGGAGAGGCGTTATTAAAATTTACAGTGGACTGCCGACCTCCTGCCATTGGAGCATCTGCGATTCCTCCTGGAGCTGCGTCGCTCGCTTGGGATTGCACCATTTCAAGAATTTGAAAGTATGGTTGCATAACCGCTAACACTGATTCAGGAGTTTTCTTGGCATCTTTTTCACCAACTAACTCTGCTAGTTCATCTACCCTAGCTTTCATAGGTTGTTCATCACCCCTTACAGAGTTTATAACATCCTCTATACTTTCTGATTGATCTAACTTAGTGTACAAACCATCAACAGCAGATGTAAATTGTTCCATCCCCTGTTGAATTATTGGGTCGTTGTTTTCTGGTACTAACCCAGAAGTAATACCTGTCCCTACTGCATTGGGTGCAGAGGGAGGCATACCCTGAGCAACCATAGGTCGCTGTGCGAATTCTGCCATTATATTATCCCTACGTTTTGAGCTGCGTTTGCTATGCCTAACCCACCGATTCCTGCACCAACTATCTGATTTAACATAGAAGCTTTGGGGGCTGTGTTTTGAGAAACGGACATAGAGGTAGATGGTGCTCCTTGTAAAATATCACTGTAAAAACCAAGTTTTTGATAAGGTTGATAAATTTGTTGTAATTCAAATTGTTGTTGTTGGTCAGCTGCTCCTTGGTCAAGAACTTGTTGTTGAGCTCCTAGTTTAGCAAGAGCATCTACATCTGTCATTTGCATTTGTTGACCTAGTTGACCTAACCCTGCTGATGTTTGTCCTAGCATAGCCAATGTTTTCGCACTATCTTGTGCTTGCCCCACTGCTTGCTGACCTAATTGAGCTCTTTGTAAAGCAAGTTGTCCCAATTGACCTGCTGCCTGACCAGTCATATCAGCACCCATAAGTCCTAATTTAGCAGCAGTTTCTTGTCCTGCAAGCCCCATTTGTCCATATTGAGCCCCTAATTGACCACCTATTTGTCCTGCTTGTAATGCTTGTTGTGAAGCCTGTTGTCCTAATTGACCTGTAGCTTGTCCTGCTTGCAAACCAGTTCCTGCTCCTGCTTGACCTAATTGACCTAGCAAACCTGCTGCTCGTTGCTGCCTTTGTAACGCTGATTCTTGAGCACCCATGGATTGTTGTATTGCTTGCCCATAACCCTGAGCTCGTAGACCTGCTGCTGTTTTAGCTTGTTGCTCTAGTATATTTCTGCCACGCTCAGAATCTACAATTCCTGAACGAGAACCGCCAAATGCTCCTGCACCAACTGCTCGAGCTGCATCTGCTTGACCTTGAATATTACCTGCTCTTTGTATATCTGCTAATGCTTGATCAACAACTTGAGTTTCGTAAGGATTCATAAATGCTTGTGCGGAAGCAGGGTCGTATTGAGCTGCTGTACCTAGTAAACCTGCTTGACCAAGTGCAGCAGAGTCCATTCCAAACTGACCTGCTTGTCCTATCATGCCTTGTGCGTATAAAGCTTGATTTTGTGCATCTATCGCTGCTTGGTTTACATTGCCCACTGAACTTGTAAGATAAGGATTGCTTGCAGCTAATTGATCTTGTATAGCTTGCATTCCTCCTGCTGCTGCTTGTTGCCCCATTTGAGCTCCAAGAGCTGTTCCTTGCATAGCTTCTTGTTGAGCAGGAACGTAATTTTGTGGGATCCCTGCTGCTATCTGATTTGCAAGTTGGGCTTGTACCCCTGCATCTGTAACAAACTGGCTACCTGAAGTTATGAATGGTTGAAACGTCCCTACACCTTGCGTCGCAAGTTGTTGGGCTTGTTGCGTCATTGGGTCTGCACCAACAGCCGTAGGTGAAGGAAGTGTTATTGGCTTTTCAATAAGCTCTTGGGCTGTACCCATTAAGCCTAATTTGTATGCCTCAATAGCGGGAGATTCTTGTTGTTGGACAATGTTTGTGGTTGTGGTCATATTATGCAGTCCTCTCGAAAGAACGCATCATCTCGTACATTCGTTTAGCACCTTGTTGGCGGTCGCCACCTCCTGCTCCTCTTACAGCACGAGCATTCATAACAAATTCACCGTCACTTAACATTGCAGGTACTGAATCACTGGTCGGTGTTCCAGGACCCATGATTTCTCCACCAGAAGCAAAGCTATATATAGGTGGTGGGTTTATACCAACATTTGGACTAGGAACAGGGGGTTGGAAATAATTAATATTGCTATATGGTGTTTGTGAGAAATAATCGCCACTTAACATTCCTGCATACTGATTAGAAGCATTAGGGTTAGCAACCACTGCTCCAGGAATATCTGTTGCTACTGTTTGTATTCCTGTTTCTACAGGAGCAACTTCTGGAGCAACAGGGGATGTAAATCCAGGATTAACTGCTGTTGTAACAGGCATATTTGTGACCGTTTCGTAATAAGGATTACCACCTAAATAACTATCGTCAATGCCATATGTTTGTGGATCAGCAGCTAACAAATCAGCTCCTGCGTTTTGAGCTCCTGCTAAATCATAAACTTCTTCTTCTGGTGGAGTAATAATATTTGTGCCTAGTATAGTATCACTCGCTAAACCCCCTACTAAACCAGTGCCAACAGCAGCACCAAATTTGTCGAATATTCCAGGAGCGTATTTAGCATCAAGACTATTTATGAAGGTTGTATATTGACCTGCGTCTGCTCCAGGATACATTTGTTTGAAATTAGCTAAATCAGTTTTATAACCTTCTTGAGCTGCTGCTGATATGCTTTCACGTCCTGGACTTAAAAACTCTGACCAAAAATCTCCAAACCCATAATCATCTCCTGGAGTAAAGGCAGACTTCAAACCGTCTATAAATGTTTTAGGTTGAACTACTTCAGGAATAATTTCAGTTACGCCAGTTTCTACACCAGTTTCTACACCAGTTTCTACACCAGTTTCTACACCAGTTTCTACACCAGTTTCTACACCAGTTTCTACACCAGTATTAACACCTGTACCTGTAGCAGTATCAGCTATAAATTCTTGCTCTAAAACCCCACTGCCTACTTGACCTCCTGCCTGTGTTACCTGAGCACCAACTCCTGTAAGGTTTGCAGCAATTTCTGAAGTAAACGGATTATCAGGTGTAAACATAGTGCCTAGCTTTTGCACTCCTGCTACATTTCCAGGATCAATACTAGAGCCTAAAAAACTGCCCCCTGAAATCATATTACCTGCACCTGCGGTAAGACCTGTTACTACCCCTGATTTTAATGAATCACTTAAACTTTTACCTTGAATCAAGTTACCTGCGGTACTGCCTAATCCTGCTGCTAAAGCAACAGGCATCGCAGGAAGCAAGATAGGAGCTGCAATAGCTAATACGACTGGAGCTACTTTTTTAACAACATTAACAACTTTTTTCACAAGTCTCTTAAGACCTTTGAAAAAGAATTCAGGTTGTCCTGTTTCTGGATTCAAAGAGTTTAACTCATTACCAACAATATAACGCTCTGGCTCTAAACCCATTTCTTCCATTTGGGTATAGATCATATTTTTAAGTCGTGGGTTATTTTCTAACACTTCTAAAGGTAAAACAGTTTCGCCTTCAGCAGCATGAACTATGTAGGTATCACCATTACGTCCAAAATCAGCTAACATTTCTGCTGCTTGTTGGTGTTGTGCTATTCCTCCTTCTGAGAACAGTGCCTCTACAGGATTAATTTCTACAACTTCATAACCTAATGTCTCTATACCTTGCATTTTTCACCTATGTCTTTCTTGGGGGAAATATGCAGGAAGCGTTAGTTCCTGAATAGACGCTGAACTTATAATAGCGTCAACTGCATAATATCGCAACCTACATATTTCTTTAATAATAATCAAACAGTCACCGTAACACTTCCTACCGAACTTGTTGCAGAGTTTCCTCGGAGATTAGAAATATCTGCTACTGCTATTTTTAAATTTCCTGTTGTTTCAGATTTAAATATTGCTCCTACTTCTAACCCTTGGTCATCTGTTTGTACGTTTGTAAGAACCAATTCTGTATGTCTACCTTCTCCTGGATTTTGCATTTGTGTTAAATAAATAGAAAAAGCCCTCATAACTTCTGTCATATACTGTTGGTCGTACTGTTCTGGCGGTACAGGAAAAAACGGTAGGACTAAATTTCTTGACATTATCTTCTTCCATCTGGCTTAACATCTACTCTGGGAGAACCTAATCTCCATGCTACGCCTGTTTCCCCTGAATCAACTCGCAGTGCAAATGATCTACCTCTTAAGCGTACATTTACTTGATTTGTAAATTGTTCTACAACTGTTGTTGATCCTGCGGAAGATTGTGTTACTGGTTTAGCGTCAGATTGTAAATAATCTCCTCCAGGAAAGTTCCGTGTTTTCAATGTAAAAGTAGCTTTAGGCGAACCAGAGGTTGAATCCCTAAAGGTTAAATCGGGTATTAACCTGTTGATGAATGTGAAATTATCCCCATCACCCATATCAAACTGGCTCGATTCAATATACGCAGATATGGCTGAAACAGGAGTAGTGCTACCATCATCAAAACCACTTTCATGCGAATATAAAAAATGATCTGTTCCTGCTGCTATAGGTAAACTTTCTATACCTCTATCTAACCAAACAGTTCTAGCTAAATTGCCATAGTACCAAACTTTTTGTTGATAATTGTAAATAACGTACTTATCGTTTTCACTACTGGCTGCACTCGGGTAAAACCACCATACTTCAGAAAACGCATTATTGGTTGAGGCTGTTACTTTTTCAATTTGTTTTTCGTTAAAATCATTAAATATATAGTCACGAACAGTACAGGGTAATCTTTGCACTCCCCCACTGTAAACGTAAAACTCTTGTTGTCCCATCCAGAATACCATATCTTCAACGGCTATAGCTGCAAGAGGTCCTGCAATAGTTATATTTTCTGAAATTGCGTTAATACCGAATGTGAAAGGAGGTCCTATAAACTGCATGGCATGGAGCGATTTATCTGTAAAAACTAATACTTGTTGACGTGTTTCTATCGCAGCTATAATCTCACTACCCGAACCAATCCTTAACTCACCTGCCGTATTTGTAGCTAAACTCTGCCAATCAGTTAAACTTTCTTGCGAACTAAACCTTATAAGCAAGGGGTCTTGCGTACCTATAGCAGTTTCAGGGTCACAACCAAAAGCTATGATATGTCTATCTGCATCAGAAACTAAAACTTTCTTAGCAATAGTAGGGGCTAAATTTGAGTTAGCTAAACTAGAAAGCTCTACTGCTCTAGCAGTTACTCCGTTAGATTTATCCCAATAAAATATACCAGAGTCGCGAGCATTTATTATAAGGTCTTCACCAAAATTATCATGACTCCATATGCGTAGCGTAGCTCCTGCAACAGATTGACTTGAAGAAGAACCCCAAGTACCACGACTCCATGTTCCTGCACTCCAACCATTACCTGTAAGTGAGGTATCTAAACCTATAGTAGTTTGATATGCTGCGTCAGCACCTGACCCACCATTACCAGTATCACTTGAATTTGCCACAACAGGTGTTGGATTTAATCCTGAAGTTGTGGTTATACTACTAATACTAGAAACGGTACGAGCTACAAACGTGAACGTATTCACAGTAGGTATGGCAACAATCTCATATTCTTGGTTTAATACATCTGCAGTAATCAAACCACCAAGGCTGACAGCCTCTGAAATAGTTACAAAGTCACCAATAGCTGCCCCATGATTATCATCAGTAGCTGTTATAGTAGAAGATCCGTTTGTGGCTGCAAAAACAATTCCATTTGTTGTGGTTGCTCTTATAGGTGTAATATCATTATAAGCACCACCTTCATTAATATAATACTTAAGATGTGTTCCTACACCCAGATATTGACTACCGTCTAGTGCTACCCAAGGATGTAAAGAACGAGCCGTTCCTAAATAGGCATTAATAGATTGTTTAATCCAACCGCCTATTTTTTCGGGAAAACCAAATCTAAACCGAGTTTTATCCATATCAAACCAACCGCCCTCATTGCTATAGGAAGTTGTTTCTCTGTTTATTCCAGGACGAAATTGTAACTTAGTAAGAGGCATCTCAATCCTTTAATTCCGTTGTTTAACTAGCCTCTGCAGAAACTTCTTCAGCGTTCTTTTTAAACGACTCTAGAAGTTCTTTTTGGAAGCTATCTGCTGCTCGTTGAACTTGATCTAAATCAGCTCGTAACTTGTTAGTTTTACCAGACAAGTCTTTTAACTGTGCGATTAGATACTTTTGTTGATTGTTAAGATCAGCTTCAACATAGCCTTTGCCATCAATACTTAATACATTTTCATCAGTCATTTTATTATCCTTGTGTTTCACGCATTGCTTTGTATGCGTTTTTAACATCGTCTGTCCAAGCAGCATTAGCTATTGCTTGCACACTTGCGTGTTCACCCGAAATGTCTGTAGCTGTATGCGTCCAAAAAGCATCGGCTGCTTCTACTGCCTCAACAGCCTCTCTGGTAACATTACCATCGCTGTCTTTTTCTTCAGTTACAGCCTCAACAGCAATTACTGCTGGTGTGTATTCTGAAGCAAATGGAGCAAGAACGTGTCTGTGAAAACTACGACTAAGCTCTGTCTTAGAACCGTCTGCCTCTTCTTCCATGATCTTTGTAGCCTTACGCACTTGTATGTGCCAAGTGCTTACAACTTCTATTTTGTCGTATTCCATTTCTTTTGTTATATCGCCATTTGCCATTTTTATCTCCTATGGTTTGGACTGTCTGTCTGTAGAATCCACTACAGATAATTAAGTTGTTTCGTATGTAGCTGAACCAGTTAAATAAGTGCTACCGCTAATATTTTGAACTTGAAGACTTTGACCTCCTTGAGTTGTTTGCGCCCCTCCTGAAGTGTATTTTATTTCACAAGAAGTGGTATTATTGTTGGGTCTAAGAATTATACTACCGCCATAATCTGCACTGCTTAAAGGACTTATAAAAGATAAAATCTGTGCGTGAGGTTCACCACCTCCTGCACTATCATTATTTACAGTGTAAGGCAGTCCAGTAAGATTTAAGGAATTTGTTGCTGTCATTCCACTGGTGCTGCTTAAAGACATAGCAAAAGAAAAATTAACCACACGACCAATTTTGGTGTATCTGCCAGAAGTTGAACTTGTTCCTGCTGCTGTTCCAGCGAGGGCATCTCTTAGAGCAGGAGTGAAAACACCCTCTTCATAGTCACTTAAAGTCTCACTAGAAACATTTGCACCACCAGCAGCACCAAAGACTACACCGTTTGATAGATAAATGTCTCTGAATTGACCACTTGCAAAACCTAAGTCAACTGTACCATCCGCAGCCGAACCGTTCTTAAATGGTGTAAGACCCGATGCGTCAAACCGAATACCAGAAGCATCGCCTCCGCTTCTTACTAAAATTCTATCTGATTCTATATCAATTTGACCTCTGGAAGTTCCTGCCTCATAAAGCTCTATCATACCCCCTTCCGCTGTTCTGTTTATTTTTAAAGGCATACCTGCACGACTTATACCTACCATTCCATCAGCAAGAAGATTAATTCCTGCTGCGTTGTTGCCAACTACATTCATTTGAGTTGTGCCAATGCCTATCGTATCAGCACTACCGTCAACAAGGAACATATTAACATTGCCGTTAGACTCAATACGGAAGTCTACGTTTGCACTGTTGTCGTTAAATACAACTCCTCCCGCACTATTGATGGTCAGAAGGTCAGTGCTGGAAATGTACATTTTACCAGCATTTTGAACGCCAGAATTAGTTTCCATATTTATGTTGCCAAGTTCATTAGCTCCATTTACAAAACTAATTACGCCTGAGTCCGCACCATTTACAGCAGTTGAACCAATATTTAAACGACCTCTGTTGCCTGTTCCAATGATACCTACATAGGTTCTTGCGGCAGTGCCATCGCTAGTAACGTCACCGTCTAATACATTAAACCCAACAGAACCTGTAGCACCGTTAAGGGAAAAAGCATTAGGTTTTGTGTCAGACTCAATACGGAAGTCTATGTCTTGAGCGTCTTCGTTAAATACCATTGAAGCAGCACTAGCATCAGTATTTACGAATGACTGTATTTCTCTGCCTGTTCCATTTAAATAAGCTGTCCAAGCATACGCTACATCTTCACTCCCTGCTGTAACATCTCGCATTCTAGCTGTAAGATTAAGAAAATCATGTTCATCTCCAGAAGAGTTTTCACTAGTCCAATCTATAGCACCTATTAAATCATCATCTGCTGGTGAAGCTGAATTTCTACGAAGTTTTAATGTAGGTCCTGCATTAGCATCAGCATCAGTAGAGATAAGCGTAAGCTGTGCAGTGTTACCATCGGTTGTGATTGTAGACGCACCAGATGTAAAAGACCCAATATTCAACGAGGCAAAAGCATCTACAACAGCAGCACCACTTCCTGCACCATCTAAATAAACAGCTTTAACATCTCCTGGAGGGATCGTTACATTTGCACCAGAACCTTGGCTTATAATAATGTCTTGAGAACCGCTCGTGCCGTTTTCAATAAAGTGCATTCTAGATAAAGTATTTGGAGCTATTGTAATCGTACAAGTAGAATCTAGTGTACCTGTATATTTAATATACATAGAGCGAGCAGGGTCTGTAGCCCCATCTGCAACGGTAGAAGTATGCGTATCCGCATTAGTCGTTATAGCTTCTGTGCCAAAACTAAAGCCTTCTGCAATTAATTCGAGGTTCGTGTTGGTTGTATCTCCCCACGTTCCTGACTGTTCGCCTGACCCAATTTCTTCTAATCGTAAGTCATTTGTATATACACTTGCCATATTTTATCTCCTTATGCTGCTATATCTATCCAAGAAGGGGTCTGACTTGGTGATATTGCACTAAAATTGGGAGTCTGACTAGGTGTAAGTTGACTCCAGATCGGTTTAATGTTCCCTAAAGATGCAGTCAAACCAAACCCTGTAGCTTCAATAGTAACACTTGATGTTGTATCTATTACAGCACTATTGACCGAAGCAGTAGCACTCACTCCTACATTTGTCTCAAATACATTGCCTAAAGCGGTAGTACCTGACACACCCATTTGTGTTTCAAATACGTTGCCTAAAGCAGTCGTTCCTGCAACGCCAGTAACAGATACATTTGCAACACCAGTAATTGTAGTAGAACCAACACTCCCTGTTGCACTAACTCCTACATTTGTCTCAAATGTATTCCCTAGAGCAGTAGTACCTGCGACTCCTGTAACTGAAACATTTGCATCACCAGTAATAGAAACAGAATCAATCGCACCTGTACCTGCAAGTCCAGTGACCGAAAGGTTTGAATTAGCAATAACTGTAGTTGCACCTACAGAACCAGTAGATCCAGGAAGTGCGACTTCTGAGTTCCACGCACCTTCGTTCCATCCTCTGGTGACACTATTCCACCCATGAAGTGCAACAATAATGTCAGACATTAAGCTATCCTAATTATAGCATTACTCGCATCAGCTGTAGGAAACACTATTGTAAAATCGCCAGAGCTTGCTGCTTTATCTGCACCAAAATCTAACACAGCTACCGCAGGGTCGCCTGTTGCTGTTTCGTTAAATATCAAAGCTCCTCGTACTGCAGAGATGGTTACGTTGCTAAACACCTCATCAGCAAAATCAACAAGTGCAGTTGTGCTACTCGCCACAGGAGTTACAGGGGCTAATGCCTGACCCTTTGCTGAATAGTTTGTCCCACTTATTTCATTGCCTGAAGTATACGCTGTTGTCGCTGCTGTGAACGAAGCACTATTATCATACAATGCGATATTAAAAGTATTACCTGTTGTCGCCGTAAAGTTATGCACTCCTTTTAATAACTCTACTTTAAAAGAGGTACACAGAAAATTTCCCGTGAAAGCCATTACATTCTCCTTATATATTCTGCAAGTTTCGGGTTTCCAGAATCTTTTAGTGCATTGTATACAGTAGTTCTATCACTTTTAATAGCTTGTTTCATATACAACGCAATAATCGTTTCCATTTGTTTGCGATAAGCATGAGCTTGATCACGTATTGCAGGGTGAGCATTGTCAGATATGCCAACTATTTTATCGACACATCTTTTGGCTGTTTCCTCTGGAGTAAACCCCCTGTTGTCTGTAGTTTCAACCGTAACAGAAAAGTTATTAGACATACCTAACGCTTCTGTCAACATTATGTCCTAGCCTTTCTTATAGATCCTGATAAATATTCATCTGTCACTTCTTTAGCTTCGCCTAAGTTTTTAAGTCTTGCAAGAGATTCCGCATAACGAGAGTTATACATATTCATGGTTTCTTGATCACCTTTCATATAAGTATAACACTCAATTAATGCTCCGTAAAGTAGAGCAAGTTCACCATTTTCACTAATCCAAGAAACTGTAGAGTCAGATCCTATACTTGATAACGTGCCTGTTGCTCCGCTAGAACTTCCTGTAATAGTTTCACCAACAGTAAAATCACCACTAGGAATTGTAACACTAAGTGAAGTAGAAGAGGGTACGGAAAGGACATCAGTCGACTCTCCACTTGTGCCTCCTGTTATTGTATCGCTTGTTGTAAAAGTGCCTACCACGCTTGTTAAAGTCAAAATAAATGAACTCGCTGTTAAACTAAGAGGACGATAAAAATAACTCATTTCAACAGCGTAATTACTGTCAGGGGTAGGAGCTACTATAAAATTATCTACATCAAATTGGGCGTAGTATTTAGGGGTTCCTGTAGTTGAAGGGTTAGGGTTATAAGATTGTACAAACTCTAACTCTTTAAAATCTAAAAACTCAAAATTACTATTGTTGGTAACTGATAATGAATTAGGAGCTAAAAAATCTGTAGGACAATTTAAAAACTTATTACTTGCAGTCATAGACCCCGAAGCATTCTTTTGAAAAAGGTTTAACTGTACTGATTTTAATATTCGCTCTTCTGCAAGTCTGATAAAAATTGGCAGATTAGATACAAAGGAAACTTCATCGTTTTGAGTGTAATCTTTTAGAGCTTGTTTTAAAGTTGAATAGGTAAAACTCATGTTGTAACCTCTACTTTCCCTACAGAGCTAATTCCTTGTATCGACGTATTAGTAAAAAGAGGAAATGTGTTTTGACCCACAAGTATTTCAGTAGGTTCTTTTCTATCAGGACGAGGATGCCATAAAGCTTCTGGCTCAAACGGCACAGGACTTGGTTCTAATTGAGGGTGTTTTTGTTCAAAACATTCAGGACATACTCTTAGACCGTTCCATTCTTTTCGTAACGAAACGTAATCATACTGTTGACCGCATCGGTCACATAAAGCTAAAGCGTATTGTCCAGTTGCAAATTTCATCTTATAAACGTGTAATAATCTCTACTAGGGGTTAATGTTAAACTAGCTCGGTCACGATCTTCCGCAGCAGCTCGCTCAAATTCTTCTTCATATACAGCTTTTAACAGTTGTACCCGATTTGGTGCTTTTTTCAAACTGATATAATAAGCTAACCCTGCTGCTAAACAAGGATAAAACCTAAACGGTACATCTACTGTATTTTGTGGATTGTCTGCATCATCAATTCTTACAAGCCTGTCAAAAACAAGAGTGTATGTTGTTGCGTCAGGAGTTCCCCACAGTTTTACAACAGGTGTGATTTGTCTGTCTATGTAAAATTGCGAAGGTCTTGCAGTTGTTCGTTTGCTCGGGATATTTATAAAAGTATCACGACTTATTCTACTTATAGCAATATCTGATTGTGTTGAAGCACCTGCATTTTGTCTTACAACAGCAGACAAAATATCTATGGTGCTTCTCACATTAGTAAAATCAACAGCAGCCGTAACCGTAGTAGTCGCACTGCTTGTGCCACCTGTGATTGTTTCTGTAGCAACAAAAGTTCCAGAAGGTATAGTTATAGCAATAACAGTAGATGATGTAACGCTCGTTATAGAAGCAGTCGCACCACTTGTACCGCCTGTGATTGTTTCGCCCACCGTGAAAGAGCCACTAGCTCCTACGGTCATAGTTAAAATTCCTGCAGGATAATCGGCAATATCTGTAACTAAAGGTAAAGATACCTGCTCAATAGTCCAACGATTTAGCCCCCGATTTGCCCAGTCTGCAAAAAGTAAATTTAAAGAACGTCTTGCTGTTTTTAAATCATATCCCGTAGATACAATTAAACCACAGCGTTCAAACGCTTCTTCAACGTACTCTGCTACATCTGGTTCAAAATCTATTGATCCTGAAACTGCCATTAACTATATGGTCCTTTTATAACTTTACCACCCATTTTCATACCTTTGGGCTTCATCATTTTGCCACCGTTCTTCATGCCTTTAGGCTTCATAGCCTTACCACCATTCTTCATGCCTTTAGGCTTCATAGCCTTACCACCATTCTTCATGCCTTTAGGCTTCTTTTTCATTTTTTTCATGTTCTTCCCCTTTATTTGATTTTGCCCATTATAAATTTCAAAGCTTGTGCAGGTGACAGCCTACCTTCTTGTATAGCGATCAGTCTGTTAGAAATTCCTGCTGCTGTTGCACCAGTCTTTTTACTTTCACCACCTGAAGCCATGCGGACAGGTTTTTTCGTAGCCTTACCACCATTTTTCATATAACCCATTTTGTTGCGGACTTTTTTAGGCAGTTTCGCAAGTCCAGGATTTTTCTTTTTATCAACTGGCTTCATCGTTGTCTCCTTTGTTATACAAATTGTCAAAAACTCTATTCACGTCTAGTGTATAGTCTAAATCGGACTTTGAATAGTGTATATGTTGAGATGGTCTAAAATCAGGAGCACCTTCCCCTGTTCCAAACCACGCAGGGTGAGTTACTCTGACCCTGTTATTAGGTAACGCAACAATATTACCTGTCCATACTCCTGCATCAAGTAACTGTAAAACATGTGATTGTTTATGCTGTGCAGGGTCATCTGCAATTTCACTGTCAGTATAATCTACCGTAAACATATACTTTGCAGGGAAAAACTCGCCATTTATTTTTGCTAACCAAGGACAAGGCGTTGTTCTATCCATAACATACACTGCATGGTTGTGTGAAGAACAATCCCAAGGTTGAGCATCATATGTTTCCATAGGGTGTGACCATTCCTCTAAAGGAACATCGCCTAACAAACCAGTTATAGGCATCCTAGCCCACATAGCACCGCCATGAACAGTATCTTCTGGTTCGCCTTCTGCTTCGTTACCTGTAAATATTACTTGAAAACTTAAACACCTATTTGGAATAGTCGTAACAGCGATAGCCATAGCGTGTAAAAACTCACCATGATATTTCTCGTGGTTATGAGTGTACTCTTTTCTCACCCAACATTTAAAATATGGGATGTTACTTTGTAAGTAACTCATTCGTTAGCTGTAAGGACCTTTGACAACCTTACCCCCGTCTTTTAATTTTTTAGTTTTTTTAGGAAAACCTGCTTGCATATTTGCATAAGCTTTAGGGTCAATAGTAGAATCTTTTTTAGATCTAGAAGTGCCTTTTTTCTTACGTTGGTTAATATTGTAATATAAACCTTTTTTCGCCATCGTTTGCTCCTTCATTTGACCACGAGTAATTGTCATGAAAATATCTTTTCTAAAACAGCAGCACCAACAATCAAAGCAGCTATCCCCCACATACGCATATCTAATTTATCTAGACCTCTTTCGATCTTTGCGTACCTACGGTTGCATTCTTCTTCATGTTTTTCTAATAATGCTAACATCTCTTTCACTGTCATCTTACCACGCTTTGCACGACCAATATCGAGCACTGAATTTATCTTTAGCTGTATCGCAATTATGTCTTGCTCTAAAACTTTTTCTTCTGGCAGGTTGATCTTTTTTAATAGACATATTTTGATCACCAAAACGAACGAGTTTTATCTCGCTACCTTTTTTAGCTAAAACTGCTGATTTCTTTTTAGCACTCGGTGTTCGCTTGGGTTTGTTAAATCCTGCAAAACTTTCACCTCTGTAAACAACTCTACCAGAAGCCGTTCGTTTTACATCTTTAGTAGTAGCCATAACAACTCCTGCGAATTAAACCCTCTATGAGTGGAAAATATTCATCAATGAAACAGTCGCGACTGTGTACGCGAGAGCTAAACCATCTACAAACAAAAGCCCCTCGTCAGGTATGGTATTATCTACCGTAGCATGATCTGTACCAATAGTTTGAGCTTTAAAAACAATAGTTCCACTTTCAGGTGTTCCATTATAAAAATCAACTAACCCTGCTGTTCCTCCAGATACAATAGAAGTACCTACAAGCCGAACTCTGCCACCGCCTCCTGCTGCTTTAGCACACAAATCTCCTGAGCCTACTGTAATGTTTGCCGCATATTGAGCAGAACATTCAACTGCACTAACTGTTAAAAATAATTTAGTTCCTGCAACCGTTGCCGCTGAACCTGTTGAAGTTATAACTTCAGTCATTGCGTTGCCGAAAACATCAGTTCCTGTAATCGTACAGGTTTTCGCATTATCGCCTGTGCCTGTAGTCGTTACGGTTACATTCCTAGCACCGCCACCTAAAAAAGTAGTCTCTGCCATAGTCGCTGAGGTGTTTGGTCTAGCTGCTGTAACTAAACGGTCTGGGTCTGCTGCGTTCTCATCAGTTATAAAAGCGACTTGTACGTCTGATCCTGCCATTTCAATCTCCTATAATAAAGGTGGGACAAAAGCCCCACCATATTAATTACGCAATTTGAACATACTCAATGATGAATGTGAACGATCCTGCTGTTGTAGCATCAACTGTGTTAGTGATGTTGCAATAGATGGTTCTTTCGGCACTTGCATACTGAACAGAGGCAGGAGCTGTTGTTCCACTCTGCGTCTGCACAACAAGAGTTGTCAATGTTACGTTACCAAGAACAACTGTTGTACCACCATCTAATATCTCATCTGTTACAGCAGCAACAATTTGTGCTCCAGAAGACGATGTCCCAACTTCATATCCAATGTCACCTGTTCCAATAACAGGAGCTGTGGCACAGAAAATTTTGATGTCAGTGATAATTGTATTTGCAGGTTGAGTAAATTCACCAATAGTAGGACTATCACCTGCTGTGGTGTTTACTGTTACACCAGTGACCAAACCAACGTGCTTAACATATTTGTTTGTTACGATACCTGTTGAAGCTGTACTAGCTACAGTTGTAAAAGCACCAGTTGTTGCGTTTTTAGAAACAACTTGAAAACCGTTTTCAGAACGGACGGGACCGCTAAAAGTCGTATTAGCCATGTAATATCTCCTTGTCGTGGCTAGTGTCAGCTTTCGCTGTCAAGATGATAATATGAAGGGGAGCTTATCTCCCCTTCATAATTTTTTATGCTCCTGGAGAGCCAAACACACATCGTGGGTCTGAAACACCAAAGCTGTAACGCTCACGAGCTTTGTATCGCACGTTGCCTGTATCAAAATCACCTTCCATAGAAGTTTTGACAGCACTACGCTCAAAATGTTTGAACCCATTAGGTGCATCCGTTTTAATGAAAAATGCGTCAGTATCAGTTAGGAAGTGATTTACTACATAACCGTCTGGCAACATTCCCATGTTACGAACTGCGTTGATGTCATTGTCTGCTGTTCCTGTGCGAAGATTACTAGCCATCAAACGTTCAGCTACAAACTGAAGTGAAGATGGAATAATCATCTTACGCCCTTGCAGAGCAATTTTTAGTCCACGCTCATCAATAAAGGCAGCGATGTCAATTAACGACTGCTCTAAAGATGTTTCGTTAAGGTCAGCAGCAGTAGACAACTCGTTGCGGAAATTACCGCCACCATTAGTAGGGTGGTCAGTTGCACAAAGTTCTTTACCGTCGCCATAAGTTACTGAGCTATCAAACGCATTGTTCAATACCGCAGCAGCCTTGACCTGCTTAGTGTTTGACATAGACCGAGCCAAAGCACGAGTGTAACGAGAACTGAGTCGGTCGTAGAGGTTATCCTCTACAGCTTCTTCTGTAATCGCAAACGCAAGAGCTATTGTCTCATGTGTATATCGAGCCGTAAATGACTCATTTGCTGTGTCAAATGATACTGCGGAGCCTTCCCCTTTAACAGGAGCAGCACCAAAGCCACTTAACATTACTTCTTCCTCAAACGCTCTGTCTGAAGATTCTGTTTCGTATATTTCGGCATGTTCATTGTCATACCGATCATACTCCAGTCCGAATAGAGCGTTTAGTCCAGGCTCTAATTCTTTAAGGAGTTGGGATCTTGCTATAGCCATATCTTATCTCCTTATATGCCAGTTGTGGCGACATGGAACGGTAGGTTTAGTTTAACTAAAGCTACAACTCCTGCTGCTGCATAATCAATGCCTTCAACATCTTTAAAACCAACGACTCTAAAATTGTCAGTAGCTGTTGTTGCACCTGCGGAAGCTACTGATATCTCACCACTTGAGATACCATTTGCTTGCTCTGAACCAAATCCTGTGCCTTCGGCATTTCCGTGGATCAAAGCTGTAGCTGTCACTAAGTTTGTTAAACTTGCATCGCATTGGATTTCATAAACCTGATGCGGATCATCATATACAAACACAGTAGCTTCTGTGCCTGATTTTAATGAAGCCGTTCCAGGATAGCTATTATCAAAGACGGGTTTGCCCGTCAGATCGGTATATTGACAACCTGCCATAACACCAAGAATCGCCACTGAACCACCGTCCGCTGCACTTACATCGACAAGACCGTTAGCAAGAGGAATCACCATATCACCTTGAAAAATAGAGCTAGATGATCCTGCTGTACCGTTAATCTGTACTTTATAAGACGTTAAACCGTTTCCGTTCGGTGTAGACCCTAATTTGTTATGAGGTCTCAACCCAAAAGGTGAATCTGTATTCGCCATGGATTAGTCTCCTAAAAATTATTCAGAGGATTTATCTCCCCCGAAGGTTACACGAGATTGCCTATCAGGTTTGCTAATAGGCATGGATGGGTGTTGTTCCCTCATGAGATCGTTGTCAACTGCATCCATTTGATCTTGAGTTTGACCTTGGAAGTAAGCTGTTCGTTGACCAACTGTTTCTGTGGGAATTCTTGCGAGTACTAAACCGCCAACTCCAATAACACCTGCGTGTTTACCATCTTGGACGGTAGGAGCTTCAAAGTCTGGATACTCATCAGCACGAACTAATTCAAAGCCTTCGCGTAGCCGAGCAGAAAGGTTCTTTTTATCATCAAAACCCATGACTGATTCACGGACCCAACGATGAACATATCCCTCTGGAGGGGGTGGAGCGTCTAATTGTGACGGTGGTGTCCACGGTTTATTGCGGACGGTTTTTTCCCTAGTTTGGGATGAGCGTGGGCTTCTATCATTCATAATTTTATCCTCACGTATTCTGCATACGAGCTTTTTGTCTCGCATACTGTTCATAAGATACACCAAGTTTGTCAGCGATTGCAACCTCTGATTTTGTTAATTGTATCTTTTGTTTGCCTTTTTTCTGTCCACCACGACTTGCCGAAGCTACAACTGGACCACTTTGTCTAGTCGTACCACCAAATTTATGGGGAAACTCTTGTCTGATTCGTTTATCAACCTCAGCATAATAATCGTCGCTGTGTGGATCCCAACCTTCGCTTTCCACTAAAGTTTTGTGGATAGAAAAAGCAGTTAAGGTCATAGGCTCATCTGTGCCAAACCAATCATTTTTATCTGCCCACGCTGCTGCTTTAGGGTCTGGTGGTGCAGGTTGTCGTTGCTGTTGCTGTTGCATCGGTTGTTGCACAGGAACAGGTTGTCGAGCTCGTTGTTCTTGCTGTTGTTTTACCATCGCAAGTTTATCGTTTTGCGAGGCTACATTAGCAAGTTGTCTTTGAGCTTCTACTTGACCATCAACATCACCTCTATCAATAGCTTCTTTCAAAGTATTTCTATAAAGTTGATCTTGTAGCTTTATTCTATTCTCAAATTCGTTAACATAAGAGTTATCTAAAGAAAGGTTTTTCTTTTGGTTTTCTTCAAGCTCTTTTTTAGCTGCTTGAGCATATTGTATAGCTGCTTGTTCTCGACGTTCAGCTTCACGCATCTTAGCTGTAAGCTTACTAATTCGTTTTTTAACACCTTCGCTGTATTGCTCTAGTTCATCACCAGATTGTTCTGGTTTTGATTGAGTTTCAACTTCAACTTCAGGTTTTTCTTGCTCTTCGGTTTCAAGAACCTCGACTTCAACCTCGTCAGTTTCTTTTTCTTCGACCTCTTGGTCTTGTTTTTGTGCTGCTTGTGGCATGGTTACTCCATGTAATTAAAGGTGCAAAATATCATCGGGGTTATTAATGCGAGCTATTATCTCATCATCATTAAGAATGCGGACTTCTCCACCCTCGATTTTAAATCTACTTCCCGCATATCTGCCGAACAAAACCCAATCCTTTTCTTTACACCAAGGAGGAGTATCATCGCCAAATTTACTAGAGTCTTGGTACGCTAATGGACCAACTCTCAATACATAGCCACATACTGTGGCAACGGCTTCACGTTCTCTAACTTCGTCAGGAACAATTATACCGCCCATTGTTTGTTTCTTACCTTGATACGGCAATATCAAAAGACGCCAACCTGTCGGTTGAGGTAATTTATCTAACGCATTTTCGGTAAGTTTGGAAGGTTCTAAGTATCTATCTTCTGCAGATACATACGCTTTTTCAAGCTCCCCTTTTTCTTTTTTCTTTTTCTTAGCAATATAATCAGGCACATATAGTGTTTTAGTCATTTTTATTTACTTTCTCTAGCAGGTCTTTTAAATCCTGTTCAGTTTGGGCGAGTTCATCTAAACGAGCTCGTAATTCTTTAAATGCGGTAAAGTCTGCTATAGGACCAATACATATAGCCTCTTTTAACAAACTTTGCCGATCACGAACATTTTTAAGCATTTTCTCATAAATGTAAAGGTCATTCATGAATTAACTCTAATGCTGTTTCTTTTGTTTCTTTATTTCTTCTAGTCCAACCACGACCAAAAGTTTCAAAAGTATTTAACTTTTCATAAAAAGACTGCCTTTGATCATACATTTTTTCTACTAAAAACTCTGCCTTTTCATTTGCAATCATTTGTAAAGTTTTCGGACCAATAGCACCATCTTGTTTTGCCCCGACTATTTTCTGCATAGCTTTAGAAGCTCTGCCTGTACCAGAGTTTACTGCCCAATCAAAAACAGACCAGTCTGCACCACTAGGGAGTTGGTCACATTTGCACCTATCCCAATAATTCTTTTTATAAATAGGAGCTACATCATCTTGGGTTAAACCACGCATCTCTGCTTCGGTAGATTCTCTACCAATCCATTTATCATAAACAGCTTTAGTAACTCCTAAATTTGTCATGCCTCCAGGATCTTTAGGGTGATCGACAAAACCACCCTCATGTTTTAAAAGCATAGTCAAACATTTGTCAAAATTTTGTTTCACTTTGTTAATCCTTTTTGTTTCTCATAAGTTCGTAATCCACCTAAACCGAGCATACCCATCAATACTGTCATTAAACTGCTCATATCAAATTCAGGTAGAGGCGGTATAGTAGCTCCTGAAAGGCTTACCCCAAACAAAATCAACGGAGTTAAAATAAAGTGGTACAATAAGGCAACACCACATGTCCATCCTACAAAAGGTCGCCAACCTCCTTTAAACAAACTACCCGATGCAGCTTCCGCTTTATTTATCTCTAATTGTGCGAGCAAAGCTTGTTGGGCATGAGTATCAGACATAGTGGCAATTTCGTGTGCCAACTGAGCTTTTTGATCTTTATCTTCTATAACTTTATCTAGTATTCCAGAAACAGGACCTATGAGACTGCTAATTATGCTCATTTGTTTTCTCCTTTGGTGATGCAGCTATAGTGAAGTTTACACTAAAAGACCTTCTTTCGCCAATAGTTTTAAAAGGGTAAACACAATGGTGTAAATGAGCAGGAAAAACTATAAAGTCACCTACTGTTGGTTTCATCAAAAAATTAGAACCTTCATGGTTCGCTGCTTGCCCATGAATAAATTGTATATGACCATGACTAGGGTGGTGATCTTTGTAATCTTCTTCCCACTCTTTTTCTATTCCGTCAGGTAATTGTAAATAGCCAACGCAAGAAAGTAATGACCCTTGGTGAGTATGTATAGGGTTATATTCATTTTCAAACTGACGAACAAACCAACCACTTGTTATTTCTAATCTATAATCAAATATATCAGGCGTTATGTTGCGTTTACCCATAGAAGTATACAACTCTGCATGACTTTGATATTTCATTAAAAACTGACCAAACTCTTCAGACCATGCTTGATTGAGTTCATCTGTGAATTTTAATTCTTGGCTAACCTTGCCTACAAGGTTGCCTGACCAATCTTCCATTTCATCGTTTACTGCGTTATTACATTTCTGTACAAACGCATCAGACATTTTTTTATACCCCATTACAGGACTAAAAGGAGTTAGAATTTCTTCATTTTCTTTAGGAGTGTAAATGTTTGCCATTTTGCTTCCTTAAGAGAGTTTCTTTTTCAACCACATAACCAAAGCAAACACAGTAAGACCGTAAACGGTAGCTACACCAATATCTAACAAATGTTCACGCATATGGTAAATAAATTCGATTCCTGCTTCAACATCACTAGAGCCACCTGTCCCAATGTTTATTGTTTTAGTGCCTATCGTGGAAGCTGATTGCTCAATGATAACATCATTTTCCATTGTTATGTTCTTCCATCTTTATGCTTGATGACTTTTTGTCAGCCTTTGCAGAGTAAGCGTTGAATCCCATAAACGCAGCCACAACACCTGAAGCAGCAATCACATAAACACTTGCAATATCGGTAATCAACGTAGCTGCTTTATCAAAACCTAAAACTGAAGCAAGCAGTATAATAAACGGATAAATCAACATCCCTGCTAATGCAAAACCTGTAAATCTACGCTCAGCATTACGTTTTAAATCACGATCAACTATTTCTAGCCTACGGTCTTCCAAGGCTAGTTTATTCCATTCAACTTTTTCGATAACTCCGTTACCGTTAGTATCTGCTTTTTTAAACTCTGTCATTGGATGTAAGCTTTTCCAAATCCTTTTTTAGCAATACCCACCCCTTGAGGTTTTGATTTTCTTTTTGCAGGGGTATCTTTTTGAGTTCCTTGTGCAGGAGTTATAGGCTCTCTATCAATTATGCCTCCCCCACTTTTTTTAACCAACTTAGGCATAGGAATACCAAATATCTTTTCGTATTGGGCAGGAAATTCTTTTGCAATATCAGAGGCTGCTTCTTCATTGCCCTCTTCAGCTAACTGTATAAGCTGCTTTAATCGTTTATCCATTTTATCGCCCTCCTTTACCTTTTTTTCTTCTTACTTCTTTTGACATAGCAATAAAAGAATCATTCAATTCTTTTTTTATTCTTGCTCTTTCGCCTTGCTTCTGTTCAGCAACAGGATAACGAGGATTTTTGGCGTTTTTAGATTTTTTACCCCCATCATTTTTTAAAGTTTCTTTTGTATATTGTTCGGTTGTTTGAATTTGGTCAAGAAAATCACCTAGCTTATCAAATACGCCCATTTATTTAACTCCTCTAAATTTTATCCCAGAAAACGCAGCACCACCACCACGACTAATCCTGTCAGTATCGGGGGAAGGATAGGCGTTCCCCATAAAGTAAGGCTGCCCACCATGAGACAATTTTTGACGACTACCTCGCCTAGTTTCTCTACCCATGCTTGGAGCACCAATAATAATCGCAACATCAAACGACTCCTCTTTTTTATTTTTAGTTTTCTTTTTAGCCATATTACCCCCTCGTTTGATTTTGTTTTTGCAGAGCAATACGAGCTCGCATCTGAGCTATATCCTCCGTACTATCTATACGGTCACGCCCTAACTGGAAGTTTTGTTGAGCACGTTGTTGGTCAAGTGCAAGTTTTTGCTGATCGTTTTGTTGGTCAGCTACCATCTCTTGTTGACGCAACTGCAACTCTTGCTCTTTTATGCGTACAAGTGGGTCATCTTCTTGTGCAGGTGGCTGCGTTTTTTGATACTCAGCAATTAATTGTGCCTGTATCTGTGCAATCATCTTATCATGTTCCTCAGGCGGTTGCTGTCCTGCCTGTGGGTCTTGTGCCATCTGTTGATCGTGCATTACTTGGGCTTTCATACCCAAATGTTCATAAATATGTTTCTCTAATGTCATTAACAGCGGTGGCTGCAACTGTGCAATCTTACTATTCATATACGCAGAATGTACTGCGATGTGTGCATCATGGTCTTGTTGCGGAAATGCTTGCATTTTACCCTGACCTGCTGCTGCTTTACTCGCCTCTTGGTTTTCTGTAGACGGATCTAACGGCTGTGGCTGTGGTTCTGGGTTTAATATTTGTTCGATATTACTTACGCCCAATGCCTCATAAACACGCTTATATGACTCATATAAATTGTGCAATTCAGGTGCTGCCTGAGCTAATTTCAACTGTTCTTGTGCTAAAACAACTCTTTGCGACATACTAAATATATTTGGGTCACTTACTGGTAAAATATCTACACGATTATCAAAATCTTGCATCTTAATCATACCATCTACACCAACATTGTACGGATAAGGGGTAGGATCTTCTGCAAACAAACGTCCAAGCATCCTTAACTCTGATTTCATAGACGTATGCAACCGTTTATGCACCGCACTCACGATTCGTGAGCCACGTTCCAATAATGCAATAGTAGTACCGACAGGCATTTCTGTATTACCCTGCCCCATACCCATATCAGTTGTCCCGATAAAGCGTTGGGCTGCTTCTACTACAAAACCCATCAACTGAAACAACGTTCCAGAGGGTTCTTTATAAGGTAACGGCATTAAAGAAGCTTTTAAATCACCTCCAGGAACATCTACATCCCTAAATTCTCCAGGAGATAATGGGTTTGCCTCATCTGCAATGCGTAAACCTCTCGCTTTAAATCCTGCTGGCATATTACTCAACGTACCTGCGTCAATTAACTGACGTAAATTAGCTGTAGCAGTGCGAGATAAATTTCCAAGCAAGTGAATTAAGCCAAAACCATAAAAACCTAATCCTGGAGTAAATTTATACTGCACAAAATGTGGAATTTTATCTTTTTTAGGGTCATCTGGGGTGAAATTACGCCTAATTGCCAAAACTTCATTCGTATCTAGGCAAACAGTTACAATATAAGGGAGCTTAATACCTGTTTCTTCACCTGTTGTATCAACATCAGGGTAATCTTCGAGATCCAAGAAACAATGGCACTCATATAATGTAAACTGTTCATCAGTACCAGACGGTGATCTGCCCTCAATATCATCATACGCATCGGTAATTGAATCACTACTGTCATTTGTGCTACCTTTACTATCCATATCAAGGTAAACACCCGACACTTGCATTTTGCGTAACTCATTTTTAGACATTTTTATCACATGAGTAACACGTTCAGCAGTCTTTAAATCAGTAGCAACATAAGGTACAAGCACATCTTCTGCAGGAATGAACTTACTTACTGGTCTGCCCAACGCCTCATCACGATATACCTTCTTAAACGCACTTCCTGCCAAACCAAGATAATACAACATCTGATCAAACTCAGGTTCATACTCCTCCATTTCATACATTATTTGGTAATTCATGTAATCTTGAACACGTTGAGCCTGTTGTTCCGCATCTGGGGTAGGTGTACCCACAATATTTGCTCGCACAGGTCCTGAACTCGGCAACATCTCTTTATAAGCTTGCGATTGAAACTGCGTAACAGCCTCATTTAATAAGGGATGAATAACTCCAGTAGCACCCTCAAAAGGTTCACTTCGGGTTTCATACCGCATACCAAGTAAATCTAAACCCTTTACATAGGTATCTTCCCAATCATCGCGACTATTACGGTCATCTTCTACAGAATCTAACACATAACTGGCTACACCTGTCAATGTAGCATCGGAAACCATCGGGGCTAAATTATCATAGAAATTTTCTGGCTCACCACCAAACGTAACTTCATCTTCACCAAAACTTACTTCAGCACCTTCTTCATTCTCAACAACCTCGACATTTAAAAAATCATCTTCCTGTTGAGCAAGATCCTCTTCTTCTATACTTAAGAAATCATTCGGGGCTTGTACTAAAGCTCTATCAATATTGCTTGGACGTGGGTTCTGTGCCATTAATAATACTTCCTTATTCTAGGAGCTGTATCCTCTTCCTCATAATCTTCGGGGTGTTGAATAAAACCGCCCTCTCTAAATCTGCGTAACGCTTGCGTAACCGTATCAACATAATCATCATGCTCTCCTGCAGGAAAAGCAGCACACTCTTCAACAACTTCTTCTGCCCATCGAGTATCTGGAGCCCATACTAACCCACTTTCAAGTAAAGGTGCAACTGAATTCACACGAGTGAACTTATCATTTCCTCTACTCGGGCTATAATTTTGCACTGGAATGCCCATAGTTCGCAACTCTTGGGTCAATGGCATACCTGAAGCTTTCGCCTCAATTAACACACATTCAGGATCCCAATACTTGTATTCTTCCAACGCTCGCCTACGCAAATCAGGAAAATCCCATCGTCCACGCTGAGCATCTACAAGAATAATGTTTGGTGGTTCACCTTCTCTAGGATAAAATACACCCCATGTGGTTATCGCACTATAATCAGCAGTTGTCTGTTTACTATACGCAGTATCATAACTCTGCATCACATACTCCAAAGGGGGCAACTCTTTCTTTTCCCAACGCTTCCACCAATCACGCTTTAATATAGCTGACTGTTCACTCGTCGGGTTTTGCTGCCACTGAGCTTCCCACTTACCTACTGATAAACTGCCCTTAACAGAAAGTAAATCTTCCTTTTTCCAATACTCACCCCACAACGGCTCACCAGTCTCTGGCATCAACGCAGGAAACTCTACAACTTCCCACTTATCAGCTAAAACATCTCGCCCCTGCTGCTTCAACAACTTACCTGTTAAATCATTTTCTGCCCATCGGGTCATAATAATCACGATAGACCCTCCAGGTTGAAGCCTCTGCCGTGGTCCTGACGTATACCACTCATAAGCATGTTCCATAGCCGTAGGACTTAACGCATCTTGTTCACTATGGGGGTCATCAATAATTAACAAATCAGCACCACGTCCAGTAACCGCACCACCAACTCCCGCAGCAAAATATTCACCACCTCTTGACGTTTCCCAACGTCCCGCTGCCTGACTATCCGCTCGCAACTCTACATCAAAAATTTTTTTATACGCATCCGAGTTCATTAAATTACGTGTCTTACGACCAAATCTAAACGCCAACTCAGCAGTGTGCGTCGTCTGCATAATCTTTAACGTAGGCTTACGTCCCATCAACCACGCAGGTAATAAATAACTTCCGAATTCAGATTTCGTGTGCCGAGGTGGCATATTCACGATTAATCGTTTCAACTCTCCACGAGCCAAACGGTTAAACTTCTCTGCCATTATCTTATGGTGGCGTCCATTTATAAAATCTTCCCACACAACTTTTGTAAAAGCCATAAAATCATCACGGGCTAACTCAGACTCACCAATTTCCTTAGCTCGGTCTAATAAAGTCGCAAACTTTTTCAAATGCTCTTCTGGCACGTTCGTTAAATCAAAGCTCATATTTTTAAAATACATCGAAAAATTTCAAAGGGCAATGAACCTATAATCAAAACACACAATAGGGGGTACGTCGTCTAGGCTTTCCGTCGAGCACAGTTCACTATCCATGAAAAATGTTTTTGGTACTCGAAGAAATATCTAAAACTTGGTTATACCTAACGACATAACCAAGGGTCGTCGTCAGGGGGGGTGGTAGGGGGGGAGGGGGCAATGCTCAGTTTAGTATTGGCTAGGGGGACCCATCCCCCTAGCCGTTGACGTTAGGCTGTGGCTTGAGGTTGAACTACCAGTTTGACATAGCCAGTACCATATACTGAACTGCTCGGAGTATAACCACCGTTAAGCATTGCCAACAAACAGATAGGCGACTTAGTGCTGTGACCTAGTGGCTTCGCAGCATTAAGGATTGCAAACAAACTGTGATTACCTTCATAACCTTTTAGCAACCAGTCTTGGATTGTGGCACGAACACCGCCGACCTTGCCAGTGTAACCGAACGGCACTGGCTGATCTGAATCTAGCTTAACATTGTCAAGCGGAAGAACCTGTACATTATGTACATTGCCACCTGCTTCGGCTTGAACGAAAGCCCAGATGTCAGAGTAGTTGATAGGAGTACCAGTATTTTGTAGCGTTGCTACTGCGACTGATTTAGTGGCGGTTGTTTTTGTTTTTGCTTTTGTCATTTGAGAACCCTTTCTACGGTTTATGACTGTAACCTTTATTGGCTACATATTCTTTCTACTATAGTTCACTATTATTGTAAACCCCTTTTGTGAACTTTTTTACATTTTTATTAAACTAATTATACCGACTATTATTATGACTACTATTATGAATGACATACGAACCCCTTTTTGTTTGTACTACTAATATTATTAAAACGGTTTGCATGGAGCAAACTTTAATTGCCAGACAAGATTATAAAAGATTGACCCGAGGATGATTGATGATGATTACTTGATGATGATTACTTGATGATGATTACTTGAGGATGATTGATTAATATATGTACTCATACATATATGTCGTCGGTCTTCCTCGGGAATGGGATAATCATCAATTTTCCTCGGGAATGGGATAAGAGAAAAAGGGGACCGAAGTCCCCTTATCCTTAAGCTTGTACTACGAGTTTGACATATGGTGTCATCCAGTATTTACTAGACGGTGAGTAACCACCATGCAAGAGGGCGTGTAGACAGACAGGCTTTTTGCGACTGTGTCCTAATGGAGCGGCTTTAGTGAGAACCGCTTTTAGTGTGAGGTCGCCATCAACACCACGCAACATCCAGTCTTGAATTTTTTGACGAACACCACCTGCTCGTCCACCATAACCAAATGGCACAGGTGCGTCAGACTTGAGGTCAACATTGTCAAGAGGTACGATTTTCACGTTAGCCTCATTGCCACCTGCCTGAGTCTGTACAAAATGCCAGATGTCGTCGTAAGTTAGCTCTTGGTCAGTGACCACTAACTCAACGGATTTTACCACCTTTTTAGTGGCAGATTTAGGGGAAGTCTTTTTAGCTGTATTAGCCATGATAGAAGCTCCTTTCTACGAGCACTGTCCCAACACACTATGCGTTGGATACATATATAGAATAGCAAATAGTGAACTCAGGTGCAAGTCTTTTATACTCTTAAATAATCTTTATTTATTGACGGCAAAATCCTCAAGAATCATCGGTCATCGTCAATCATCATCTGTCTTGTCATCGTCAATCATCGTCCACGGATCATGGTTCATCGTCAATCATCCTCAAGTCCTTGTCATAATCATTCTTCCTCTATCATGGGAGAAAATTGGATATCTTTCTCATTGTGATGGGACGATTTTGAGGATAGAATATGATTGATGATACCTGTCCAATCGTACGGTGTCGGGGAACTCCAATCAGGTGTCCATGATTCTCCGTTTCCTGCTATCTGTATCGCTCTCTCACCGCCAAATATATTTAGGGTATGGGAAGAAGGATGATGAACCAAGTTATAAACTGAGCCTCCATTCATAGAATATCTTGTTTGCCACGCAATTTGATGAGGACGTAGAGTTATAGACTTTAGGGACTTTAACCTGTGAACCTTGAGTTCTAACCAAAATGGATGACCTTGGACGATGCCGTGTAAGTCAGGAACTCCAGGACTTGCCCATGATTCTAGGCGTGTCCAAAACACACCTAGATCTTTGGTTCCATCACGGAGTTTATACCATAATTGTGACTCGGGTTTTGTTCCCATTACATGTCATGTCCCATGCGGTAGCAATAGTCAGTGCTACTTTCTATGTCTTCATAATAGTGGTCAGATAAGGATTCACCGTGGTGGTCATCTTCGTGCCAATTATCAGGCTCTGGTTCTAAACCCTCCGCTTCGTAAATGGGTGTCGGGTTCATTTCGTAAACGTAAACTTTAAACCCTCGTGTTCTCATTTCTTCAGCGGCTTCCATCGCTTCGCTGTGAGTTTCATATCCACAGTGTCTATGCCCGACAGCCTCAAATCCTTCAGGCACGTCTTCCCAACCATTTTTGCCAAGGCGGTGATTAGAAATATATGTCCCAACGATATGGTACTCATTTGTAAATAGTTTAGCCATTAGTCTACGAGCTCCCCTGTTACAATAAAGTCCATACGCTCAGCACATGTCGTGCAGGGTGTTTTGTCCTCGTCGTATAAATCCCTAGCATAATTGTTGCCGAGCATCGGCATCCCACATAATGTCCTGCTTGTGCCATCAGCCATTGCAAAATGCTGTTGTCCTAACTTTTTAGTCCACTCACTAAACTTAGTAGCCATATCAAAACCCCTTTCTTCGGGTTGGTTAAATTGATCGTACTTTACTGTAGCACAGGTATTTGTCAAGTAGTGTCTTTTGTTATCTTTTTTTGCACAGTCCCCTCGATGACCATATTGCCATCGGCTACTGCTGCGAGTGCAGGAAACTCTTTTTGCAAACGCTCTATTTCTTTCATAACCTGTTCTCTGTCCATTTGATCAATGCGTCCATGAAGGATTTCTTTACGATCTATATAGATCCCTGCTGCTTGTCCTCTAGACTTTTCGGCTGCGACTGCTGCTGCGAAGTTTCCTCCAGTCATGGCAGCGTCACGTATTTCGGCTAGTTTTTTAACGTGTCCTTCAAAACTTACCTCGTACTTTTTAGATAACTCACTTTTTAGTTCACCTATCCTTTGCACAACTTGAGGATACCTTTGCCCATTGAGTAGTTGCGATGCAATGGCATGGGCAGATTTCACAGAGTATCCTGCTCGCACCGCAGCCTCAGTCTGGCTAATGTCTTCACAAACGTAGATTCTACAAAACTCTTCTTGTTTCGGAGTAATTCCTTTCTCTACACGAGGATTAGCGACGACATTGATAGTGGGTTTGTGAGTAGCTTTTGCAAGAGGCATTTTGAGTTTCCTTCTCGTTATGATGGGACCACTTTACTAAATAGGAGGGAAAAAGAAAAGTAGCCATTTTAAAACAGCCCTGATTTGAAGTCGCGCGAACACGAAAGTAATGATCTATTGTGATCAAGATATCGGAGTCAGAGAACCATAATCCATGCTAACCTATTGAATATAGGGGTATAGTGAGATATTGTATATTATCAAATCATTAAAAACAAAAAGAGTCCTATCCATCATTTACCCCTATATAGCAAAGTCCAGATAATATATAAAAAGACCCCCTGACCAAAAGGGTTGAATCAGGGGGTTGAGAGAGTGTGAGCATATAACTTGGGAGGTGAGCTTATGCTTTTTTAGGATACCAAAAAAAGATTTTTGACACAAGGCTTTTCCAAAAAGATTTCTTTTCTTTCTTGGGATAGAAAAAATCTACTGTTTTTTCCATGGGAATCCAAACGTCGGCTTTTGCTTCTGATGCAGATGACACAGTCACGGCTGCCGATTGAGCAGACTTAGTTGATTTAAAATTAGCACTATTCTCATTTAATTTTTTGCCGAGCGTATACACAATGTACTTATATTGATTTTTTGTAATCCCGTGGGAAGACTGTATTTGCTTTGCAGTCAATCCATTTTCTTTATCAGTTAAAATTCTTGCCACAAACTCATCACTTGGGCGTGTTCTATCAGTTTGACTCATTTGTTTCTCCTAATTTACTGCGGATGAAAAACATACCCGATTGCTCAGGAATCCATGGTTCGCCATCCTTAAATATAGCTTCAACTTCATTTGACATGCTTGCGTCATACAAACAATCTGAGCATAATTTGACATATTTTTTATCTTCTGGCAAGCCTTCTGCTTCGGCTCGCACCCAATGCACTTGAGTTGGTAGACTGCGGTGCATCTTAACACCATACTGAGGTTCGCCTAATTGCTGACACATACCGCAGTAATCTTCGTTTGGTTCTTCTATATGAAAGGTTAATAATGGGTTAGTCATGCTTAACCTCCCCATATTTTTCAGGTGCAGGAATCGTTTGCACCTCTGGTTGAAGCAGGAATTTAACGTGGACGAACCCACTCTGCATTGAGCTTATGCTATATGAACATGGACAAGTATCAAGCCATTTTAAGAATGGTTCAAGATCTTTTGCTCTTACTATAAACGCCATCACTTAACTCCCCCTTCACGTTTAGTATCTTTTGTTCGGCGAGTATCTAACAAGTGTACTTGCCTATTGATATCTGCCACCCTTTTTTCAAGTCTTTTTAATGCGTCAGGGTTATTGAAACAGATTGTGGCTAGAGTGAATGTGACTACCCCTAGCCTACGGTTGTCATCAAAGTTTTTTATGGGAACGCCAATAGCTTGATGTTCTAGTTTAAACTCTCGTTCAGAGGCAGAAAGTAACGAGCTAATAATAGCTCGCACTTCTGCGATGGTGTGAGTAGTCTTAGTAGTAGGGACTTCTTTCCATTTCGCCATAGTTATACCCTCAACGAAGCTGAGTTCACTTCAAGATGTGCATCAATATCTACTTCTGCACTGCGTAAAAGCTCTTTTATGTTTTCTTCAAACAACTCCCACATTTGGTCACGCAAGGCTTCGTCTTCACGAAAAGCAGATTGTATAGCCTCAATGAGTATGTGCCTATCTGTTGCTTGTCTAGGTGGTATTTTATCTGCCAACATGCGGAGCGTCTGCCCTAAGTTTTCACAATCAGCAGCAAGAGTTCCTGCTAACGTAGCACCAGACTCGCTATTCCTATTAGGATCAGTAGAAATATTAGATAACCCATTTTGTACTTCTTTCTCGTTCATGATATACCCCTTTCTTGAGTAATCGGTTGGTTAATATAATTACCATACTACAAGATAAATTTAACGATAAACATCAATTTATCTTTTTAGGTCTTGGCATAGGACGTAGCCATACATCATTATCCTTCGTCTTGTAGAATATATGTTTCCCGATGCGTCGTATTCTGTGCAAGTCATCTGCCCAATAAGGATAGACATCGTTGTTGTGATAGTGCGTTGCCTCGTCACCGATAACAGTAATGTATCTACCCTCTTCTAACATGAGTTCAGCAAGAGCTTTAGATGTTCGTAAAGAATTGTGTTCTCTTGGGTGATCTGATTTACCATCACACCACCAACTAAATTGACAACCATCTTTGTTTTCTTGCAAGACTACACTGCATACGTCGTTAGGGTATTTTGAGGAAGCCACCCTGTTAAGAGTGACCTCCGCTATTGCTATTTGTCCCTGGATAGGTTCGGATCTTGCCTCAAAGTATATATTCAAGGCAAGACACATAAGTGCTGTTTCTATCATAGCATTCCCTGCGATTTAGCAAGAGCTATAACTAAAGAAACAACGATGTAACCGATTGCTGTTTCAAACATATCAGTACTCACTCGGTAGTAGTAAGACGTTGTTAGTAAAGAAGAACTTCCATGTGCCTTCCTCGGCATCTGTAAAGTCTACGCCTCGTGTGTACAAGACATTACCATTGCCATCGTCGGCAGTTATCTTAGCAGAATTGTCTACTACATCTAGTGTAATAGACATAAAGTCTTCCGTTTCCTGCAAGTCGGCGAGCTCGGTAGCTAGTATGTCTAGAAACCAGTAAGCACCTCCTCCGCAGTGTTCAGCAAAGAACTTTACACCATCAGTGTAAAGAAAGTTAGAGCTCAGTGGGTGACGAAACCATTGTTCTGTCCCCGTGAACATTTTAAGATCGGCTGATAACATATTTACCTCCTACATTTCGTCTGAGCCAAAAAACATATCAGCTTCTTGCTCAACTCTGTTTAAAAACATATCCATGTGTTCAATCGCTGCAACCCTGCCGTCGTAATCGGCTTTAGCATCGCTAAATTGGTTGTGAACTCTTACGTTCCCCTGTATTGGAGAATCAGTGTGTATACCATCTTCGCGGTATACGATGTAGGCTTGGTTGATATCTGCATAATGTAGTATTGTACGAGACCTACCCTCGTTAAATACATATGCGTCTGGTTGTGGTTTCATGTGTAACTCCTTTCTACGAGTGTGTGTAACCATCAGTTTCTATTGCAAGAAACATATTGCACCATTTCACGACAACAGCGTCGTCCATAAAATTAGTGGATTGTACAAGTTTACGGAAACCAAGAAACGTGAGTCCTTGGTCGTCTTGTTGCCACTTGCGGAGCAAAGACGTAGATTGTGGTTTAGTTAGTCGCATAAATATCCCCTTTCTGCGGAATGTCTATACTATATAGTAACACAGCAGTTGGTATTGATAACTCTTTATTTGTCTTGTTTGTTCGTCCAATGAGTACCTGTCAAATATCCACATGATGAGCAACCGATTTGTCCTGTTTGATCATTGAGCAAGAAAAAAGAATTATCTCCACAGAGTGAACAGAGAAGAACGTCAACCTCGTTATACTCTATGGTGACATTATTCTCGTCAGAATGGGATCTTTTTTCTCGTGTGAATGGGATAACATTATTTCCTCCATGAATGGGGGAACTCTTCTTTTTTTCCATGTGCATAACCTCGCTTTCTCACCGATGTAATAATTATGGTAAGCGAGTAACGGTTTCGGTGATTTGTACTCATCAGGCATAGCCTGAGGGTGTTTTGTTACTCCCCTTGCAGTTAGTTCTACAGGTGGACATCGCAGTATGGCAAGAACTCTTTCACAAGCATGGGTCTTTTCATACCTGAAAGTATACTCTTTGCACAAAGCAATGCCCAGACGCCAGAGCCATTTGTAGTTTTCTACGGTTTGTCCTGCCCATAACGTACAAGGATGTTTTTGATGAACAGGTAAATATGGTCCTTCGGCATTGTGTCGCCAATGAACGGTGCTGAGCATTTGGGTAGACTCTAACGGCATTTTGACAACGTGTTTATCGCAATGGTACTGAGCACATGTTTCGTGGTCATAGTCTAATAGAAATATATTCACTCTTCGCCCCAGTCTTTGCGATCTTCTTCTTCGTTGTAACCTTTGTAGTACTCGTTTATTTCTTCGTCAGACATGCCGTCTTCATGTATTTCTTTAGATAGGCGTGTTTTGCCTACGAAATAATGTGGGCGTGGTTGACGACCATAATACGCATCTGCACTACCTCTGTCTCGTGGACTACCGTGTCTCGGCAACGGTTTGCCATAATGGTATTTTCTTTGTTCTTGTACTCGGTACTTGCCTTCATTATCTGCCATGTAAAATCCTTTCTGTGATTTTGCCTGTATTTTACAATACTATGGTTTAATTCATATGACTTTTCTTATTTGCTCTTTTTACTCGTTCTCGCAATTCGGTCGAGGAGAACCTATGTCCACGGCTATTGTAATGCAGTCTTATGTTCAACTCTTCATGCAAATGTTGTCCGCTTAAAGGTTTGTTTCTATACTCTTCACCTACAATACGGATGTTTACTCTAAGTATCTGTAATAACTCGTGCATATCTTGTTCAGTGTGATAAGGTAAAACATAATCAACGTATTTTATCGCTTCTAATTGTATGAACCGTTCGTGAATAGATTGCACAGGTTTGTTTTTCCATTCACGTTCGTGACTTGGGTCTATGTGTAACCCTACGATTAAAAAGTCACACACTTCGCTTGCCTCTTGCAGCATTAAAACATGACCTGCGTGTAACAAATCAAATGTCCCACAAGTAAACCCTACAATCATTATTCTCCCTCCAAGGTAGTTTCTATTCTTGCAAAAAGCCTTTGAATGATTTCAGCTTTACGAGGGTCATGTGAGCATGTAGAAAGTATCGCTTGTCTAATAATCAACAGCTCCTCAACAGTAACCTTTACATTCAAAACCTTTTCCATTAACATAGCTGCTCCTAAATATCATCACACAATATTTTTATTATTTCAGAAGCAGGTTTAAAAATCAATTCTTTTTTGTACTTCTTATTTAAATAGTTTACACCTCGCAAAAATACTTCCTCTGCCATGCCGTTGCCTTGCTGCATTAAACGATAACAATGCAGTACAAGCTCTAATTTGTCGACAATGTCACACATTTGCTTGTCTTCTTCAGTAATTTTGTGTACTATATCGCCCACGCCAATAGACAGCTCATAAGATCTTTCGGCTTTTACCATCAGTTCATTTATCTTAGGGTAGTTCCATTTAGTCGTAGCAGGTACATCCCCTACTTCGGCTTCTGCTACATCGTGATACAACAAATGCAAGATGCAGTTTTTACTTGCGTCAGGGTAAAGGGTTTGCAGTATAACTATCGCCCTCCAAGTATGAGCAGCTACATTTTGCCCATCCCCTAACTCTGGTCGTGTATGATACCGAACAACGTGTCCACCTTTTAACCGAGCGTGTAGCTTGGTCAGGTTTTCATTTCGCTGTGGTTGTCTCTTAATCCTCTTGTCCATGGTTTCTCCGTGAATGTTTGTTTTGCTTCCCCCCAATTTGGTCCAAACTCTGCGTCGACTACGGAGGGTACTTCTAGTTGGACGCAATCCTGCATTATCTCCGTAATCTTCTTAGCTTGGTCTTCACTTTCTACGGAGACATCTAGTTCATCGTGTACTTGAATCATGGGAAGTATACCTTCATCAGCTAAAGCAACCATCGCAGCTTTAGTTTGATCAGCAGCACTTCCTTGGATAAGTTTATTAAGAGCCTTATAAGTAAACGCTCGTTTGATTGCAGGACCATGTTCGGCATAAGCTTCTTGGTAAGTCATTGGTTTCCAACTCCCATACTTGTTTGGTTCCCATTTGTCAAACCTACAACGTCTGCCTAGCACAGTACGAATCACACCTTTTTGGCTCGCTCTGTTTACAGCGTAATCACTTAGTTCTCGTACAAAAGGTACTTTGTCATGGTATTGAGCAAATAACTCTTTTGCATCTTCAAACTCTAAACCTAAACTTGCTGCCAACTTTTTAGACCCCATGCCATAGAACAATCCAAGGTTAATATCTTTAGCTTGCTTGCGTGGGACACCAACAATATCTGCTGCCATTTGGTGGAAATCTGTTCGTGCATCTACATTGTATTGTTCTGCAAAGTCAGAAGCCCCTCTGAAGCCCATGAGCTTGCTGTAATGCACAACTATGCGTGGTTCTTGGCTAGAGTAGTCGAACGCCCCCCATAATGTATCTTGTTCGGGTATAAATAGGCTACGTATCATTGGACCAATTTCGCCATGCCTAGCAGGAATCTGTTGCAGGTTAGGGTTACTGTAACTAAATCTGCCTGTGACTGTACCACCATCGTCAGAACGCAAGGGGTGTAGCTCAGCATGAATACGACCATTTATCTGGTGCTTTAATATTGTATCTACAAAAGTAGTTCTTGCCTTGTTAAACTCACGAGCCTGTACAATCATTTGTGGTATTTCGTGTGGGTGGTTTGCCAAGAATCCTTTAGTAAAGCTTGGTGCTCCTGTTTTTTCTGTTTTGTTGTACTCTAACCCTAAAGCATCAAATGCTTTTGATACGCTCTCAGCAGCCCACAACTCTACAGCTATACCTGATTGTTTTTTAATTTCAGCAAGTAATTTCTTTTCACGTTGCTCTAAATCAATTTTAATACGCTCGGCTTTTTCTAAATCTACGCAGACGCCACGTTGTCGCATAGGTATAATCGTTTTCAATACTTTTAATTCTAGGTCGAAAATATCACCAATGTCTTCTTTTATTATTAATCCTTTAAAAAATGTCCACAGCCGTAAGGTCAAAGCTGCGTCTTGTTCTGCGTAGGCTCCTACATAAGCAGCAGGGAGTTTAAACATCTCGCTTTTAGCATTGACGCCAAATGCTTCTGCTGCTTCTCGTAGTTCTTTTTCTGATTTACGCTCTTGCAAGTAATCTCTGCCAATAGCGTTTAACGCATAACTAAAACGATTTTCGTCTAACAAGGGTGCAACGACCATTGTATCCACGATTCTTCCTTGGACAGACACACCTTCTGCGAGCATCCACCCAACATCATAGGGAGCGTTATGAAAAATATAATCACGATCTTTTGAACACACATCTTGTAACCACCTCATTGTTGTTTTGGGGTCAAGATTAGGACCTAACTCGTGTCTTATAGGGAAATACCATTGGTCGCCTTCTACTGCTACAGCGATACCTATAATATGCCCATCTTTTCTAGCCCACCCTGACCCCATTGTTGTTAGGTTAGGATCCCGAGTTTCTAGATCTATAGCTACTTCTCTAGCATGGCTAAGATCTGGATAACCATCGGGCATAACCCATTCAGTCGGGGGTTGAAATAAAGGAAACTGCATTACTTTTCACTTTCATCGGTTGGTTGCATTTATGACATTTAGCCCACTTATTTTTCAAATTGCGAAAAGTAACCTCCTTTGTAACCCCACACTCACAAACGGCAACTAGCACTTCATCCAGTTTTCCATTCGCATCGTTCTTCAAGGAAGAGGTCTGGCTCTTGGTCATTCGTTGTTTCCTTCCGAATAATTTCCGCTTCAACTAACATAAGATACCTGCGTAAATCTTGTATATCATCCAAGATACCTTCAGCTCTATTGTCTTTTTCAGCAGCAAGAAAGATGTCGTAATTGCTTTCATTTACTTGTTTTTCAAGCCTATCCCACTTTCGGGCAAGCATCATGAATGCACCTACGCCACCTCTTTGTTTCCAACTGTTTCCGTAACTCTGCTCTGCCTTGTGTAGTTTTGTAACATCTACTTGTGCTACTTTTTCTACGATCGTAATCATTTCACTGTAGTTATACTCAAATTTATCTGACTCAACACTCATTATGTTCTCCTCTCTAACCATTCAAGGCAAGCCTTACGCCATGCCGTATCGTTAATTGCTGTCGCCTCGATTATTGCTTCATCCATAAACATGGTATTCGTGCCTTTAGTTTTCCATGCTTTCCAAGACTTAATCATGGGCGTTGCTGTTGTGTTCAGGTAATCATTTATTGCACCTGTGTCTTCAACTTCTTTATTGTACTCTAATCTTGTTTTGTTAGCACTGTTGTCACCACCCCATGTTTTAAACCACTGGCTGAGGTCTTGGTCAAAGGTAGCAGGGTTGTCTATTAATGGTGGGGGATTATAGCTTAACCCATCATCACCGATAGTAAGGTAAGGATCGTATTCTGGCTGCAAGTTGTCTAACTTTTGTAGTGTATCTACATAAGCATGAAGGTTGTTACTAAACTGATAATAAGTTCCTACCCGAAGACCACACATTCCTGCCATGTATTCTAACAAGAAAGACATATGCACAGCATTAGCTCCGTATGCCCCCCAAATCATATCGTTACTGCGATTAGCTACAGTCATGTTTAGTTTGTCGTTACGAGACCAAAAATAAATCTGGGTATTGCAAGGATAATCTTTGCCATCGTTTTCTTCCTGCAAATCTTCCCATGGATCCCACATCCCAATAACTGTTCGTCTATCATTTGGGTATTTCCTCAGCCTATGAATAGCGGTTAATAATTGATCTTCACCAAACCACTCTCTCCATCTAAAACCATATGCCCCATGGAAGTACTCGCCATCGTCACTGTAGGTATTTATCCTGCCGTTAAACTGGCTAATCCATTCTACATCATTACGTCCTGCCAACATCCATAAAGATTCCATGAAGTGGAAGTATGGGTTGGCATCACGTTCGGGATAAAACAACACTCGTTCACGGCTATCTGTGTAGGTTGTCATAACAGGAGTGGGGAACTCTAAAGCTGCCCCATTACGAGTTTGTACCTCTACTCCGTTAGTTTCTAATGCTTGCTTTGCTAGGTATAGTGCCTCACTTACGTTTCTTGCGTGTATCGACTGCATATTAGCCCCCTCGATGGTTGTTGTTATAATTTGCTAGGGTTGCCCCATGCTGTGCTGTCATACGCTCCTCGATTAGCGTCGAAAGCTTCGGTAGCCCGAAAAACTGTAGGTTTTTATTGCAATCTGCAATTAGCCCAATATTTTGTTGTGGCTGACCTTTTTCAAGAAAGTGCGTGGGCTGAGTTACAATGTCTGCATATTCTTGTGCTACGTTCCGCATATCAAACTTATTTAGCACCCCCAGATTGTTATGTCGTATTGTTTCCCACTGTTGCTTATTGGTCAAACTCTCGTTTACTATATCCCCAAACTCTTCGGGCGTAGCTGTATGGGGTATCTCTATGTAGTTTCGCCCAGACTTAAATATCTGGCTATCTTTCATACCCAAGTCTGTAGCCATTGGTACTGCACCTTTGATCATTGCCTCTACCGTTGTGCGATTAAAGTGTGCTCCGTAACCAGAATACTTTTTAGAAAAGCTAGGGTCTATTTGTAACTTAGTCTCACCAAGCAATCGTAATACTTCTTCATTAGGCACAACACCGTGATAACTCATACCGTTACTAAGGGCGACTTCCCATATACGATTACCCTGTGCATCAAAGTATTTTGGTTTACACTTATCTTTACTTGTCATGTACCTGTATTCAATACCTGCTCCACCGACTACAACAGGCTCTTGTATAAACGGCACAGCACGAACTAGGGTATCTACTCGTTTCCATGCCTTGAATATTTGGATAGCCAATGCACCGCTACGCTTATCAAAGTCTAAGCCAAAATCCCCATGTATTTTAAAAGGGTTTAAGATTAACTTGCGTGGAATATCTAAATATTTTGCCGAGTTGTATGCACTTTCATGAACGCATACAGCAGCATGAAAATACTTTGAAACAGAGATAAGGTGCGGATACAACTTAGGTAGATTGCCATCGTGTATGATAGCAATGTTTTTGCTACCGTGATCGTATAAATCTAACCAAGCTGTGATTTCTGTGTTATCTTTATTAAGGGTAGGCACAGGTATGTGCCAGAGCACCGCATCGTATTTACTGCACCTATCTTTAAATGACTCTCGTGCTTGTTTGCTCACATAAGGTATCTTGGGTACACCTTTCCACCCCCTTGCTTGATGAAACTTATAACCTGTCCCACCTTCTAAAGATTTGTAGCCATCTTGCCTACCTCGCATGGGCAATCTATTTGAAACAGCCCCTTTAGGGACGAGCATACAAAAGTCTACTTCATGCCCTAGCTCTTTCAAGCCTTTGGTTAAATACTCAGCATGGTTTATTATGCCACCATAATCTTGTATTTGGAATAGTGTCATTAAGAACTTCATTCTACAGTTCCTTTCTTGAAGTTGTCGTTTGATAATATGTTAGCGTTGTATCTACTTCTAGGAGTACCTTGTCCTAAACGCACACGTTCGTATTTATCCCACTCACACAAGCTATGCTCTATAGTACGCATATCTACACGAGCTATAGGTACATGAGGTTTACAATACTTGGGAGCTTCGGCTAACAACAGTTGCATTTCAGTATTAGCTACCTGTTGATTCATGCCTTTTTTAAGGTCACGCAAATGTATACGGTTTAATCCTCGCTTGGCTCCAGGACCTGCGTTAGCCCATGTGAACTGATCCTTCGCGGCTTCCAACACAGGTGTGTAGTTGAGGTCCGTAACCACCTCGTACGACATAAAACCTCCCCCTCCCCACCCTTTATAGGAACCCATCGCTTGGTGGAGAGCTTCGAGGGATAAAGATTCCTCGGCAATCTTTGAAAGCGTGTTCTTTTCTTCCCAAATGGGCGTAAGAAAATAGTCAACCACGACCTCCGACTTTGGTGCTTTTAACCCCTGATTTGTGATTATATATGCACCAGTAAAAGTTCGTAAACCTTTTGACAACCGCTCTTCAATTAATTGTTTAGTTTTATCTTTATCCCACCCTTCATCTTCGTGTACCCACTTGTGGGCATCGGCAAACTCACTTGTGCCAATCATACGAAACAAGCAACAGTTAAAGATAATTTCACCGTGTGGACGGTTGTGATTGGGCTTAGTCCAATTCTCACGCATCCACACAGTTACTTTATCGTTTTCACGAAAAGGATTTGTAAACTTATAATCCTGAAGAATTCTATCTTCCGTCCACGGTGGTATTTCGTCGGCTACCCTGCGTTGGTAAATAGAATGTCTTTCATTTATCCAACCAAAGTATCTTTCTACAGCTTCGGTATCCATAGTTTACTCCTCTAACTTAACGGCTCCTGCCTTTACAGCAATCTTAATATCTACCCCACCTCCAGGAGCAGGATCTAAGGCACGAAGTTTTTCCATCGCTTCGGCTACAGTGGCACATCCCATAACCACTTCCATGTTACGGTAACGATTTGTACCTGAACGGATTGGGGGTGTGTCCATAAGAGCAACTATTTTAGTTGTCTTTTCAAAACGAGGGCGTACCTCCTTTTCTGCTTTTTGAGCCTTATTATTAAATTCATCTACATGAATTGTTGTGACTTCTACAGCTTCATTCATTTGGTTTTCCTTTTTCCATGGTTTCACACAAAACAGCACCAGTTCATGGAGTTTCTGTGCTGCTATCTCTTTATTCTGAAACTTGTTTTTCATGTTTCGGTAAGTAGTTAAGTCAGTAGAAAACTTGTTATGAGCTTTTTTACTGTTAAGCAAAATGCTGAGCCATGTACCTTCAAGCTCATCTTGTTGCCAATTATCTATCAACTGTTTGGGTTCTTTGGTACTGTACACCATACTATATTCATCTATAAACTGGCAGTCTTTCATAGAGGCTAATGAAGTAAAAGACAGCACTTGGTAAGGGCTGTTCTCATTATCACTGTTACATATCGCATAGTGCATTTAATTCCCTTTCTATGGAAACTGGTAGTGTTCACACTCTAATATATGAACACTACCAAGACAACATTTAGTTTATCAGGTTAAGATACGTTAGCATACTCAACAGCTTTTGTCAATGCTTTACGCTTAGTGTTTGCACCCGAGCCAAACCATGCAGAGTGCAACGCATTACCCTCAGCTAAAGACTTTTTCTGGTGATCAACAACATAAGTCACAGCATTTACTGCTCCCCACCAAGTACCCTTGGCAGACGTTAAGTTATGACCTGGACTGTTTTCTACTGCCTCATGCACAAGCTCTGCTGTGTTTTTAAACTCTTCACGTAGAGCAGGTAACGTATCAGGGTTACTGGCTTTCGCCCTTTCAATCAGTAGATTAGGTTGGAACAACTCTGCAATAAAGTTGTCGATGTCAAACTCTTTGGCTCGTTTGTTAGCCAAGAACTCTGACTGTTCTTTGAAGTGTGTCATTTGCTGACCACTAATACCTAACGCATCTTCAGCAGCCTTTTGTATTTCCTCGTCGAACATTTGTAAGTGCAGAACTCGGAAGCGGTTGCCATCGTTGTTGAGAGCCATTGTTAGTGTATTATTGCACACGACTCGTATAGGTGTGAACATAATAGTCATGGCTTTACCGACTTGGTGGCTATTGTTTAGTAACAGATAACCTTTTACTTCGTCGCCACCTGCAAGAGCAAACTCATCTTTAAGCTTTGCTAACCCCCAAATGTCTTTGCCGTCTTTTAAGCTACCTGCTGTTTCCATAGTCATAGAACCTGCTTCGGTAAACTTTTTGAAAAAGTCCATAACTTCTGAGTTTTGGAAAGGAACGTAGCCTTCACCACAAGGGGACAGTATTTTGTTGTCACTGTCACGAACAAGGAAGTGGTTGTCAGGGCAACGCAAAAACCCTGCCTCGCCTGTTGGGTCTACAATATTCCAACAGTTTGGTTTGTCAATTGTGTAAGCAGGTCGCTTACTAACTGTCCAGTCAATTTGGGCAGCTTTTAACATTTCGTCAGGAGACATATTGTTGTCAACCTGTTTGCCTAGACCATGCCAAGGAACTTGTCCTGCATAAGCCATTGTTTCTACTTCATGTGCCATTTGAATACTCCTTTCTAGAGTTAATGTGTTGGCATTGTTACGACAGGTAGTTTGTCGTAGGTTTTAAAGGGTATATCGAGCCACGCATCATCGTCTGCATTTAATAATAAACGAACACGCATTTCTACGTCATTGTGTGGCATTGCCCATACGATAGGGTACTTGTTGTCTTCGTCGAGTTGCGACAAATACTTTGGTTCAAGCGAACGATTGCGGTTAGTACGAATCGCAGTTTTGTTAGCCTTTACCAAAAGGTCTTTGCTGAAATATTTTACCTGCATTTTTTCCCTTTCTATGTTTTATAATGCCTAACCATAATACACGCAGCGTTAGTCTTGATAAGTGTTTATTTGTCTTGTTTGTTCAGTAGGGCAACGCATACCCTTGACTATACATAGGATGTATCAGATGTATATTATGTGTGGCTCTAGTAAGTCCAACATAAAACACCCTTGTTTCATCTTCTTCGTAGGTATGTATCTTACGCCACATAGAGTAAGGGCGTTTCATCGTATCAGTTAAAAGCATTACGTTAGTTGCTTGAGCCCCTTTAGCAGAATGAATAGTAGAGATGCGTAGTCGGGGCGTTTCGGTTAAGCTTTCACCTTTTCGTAAACAAGCCTTTATGTAAGTTTTATCTCGTTCATTTATTTTGCCTAACCCAATATCCCATGGATGGTTGTGCAACAAACCGTGATTGTTTTGTAACTCTTGCAAACTGTAGAAAGAACCTTCCTCCCCATCAGGCATTGTTTTGCAGCCATACTTTACTTGACTGTTTAACATCATGTGCTTATACACAAGTAAGACTTGTTCTTTGCTGAGCTTGTTACCTTCTCGTAAATATTCCCATAACCTGACCGCTTCTAACACTTTACTATCAATACTTTTAGAACCGTTGTAGATGTACAAATGTCCTCGCCTTCTTACTTCTTCCTCTATTTGTTGAGCTCCTCGGGTGGTTCTGCTTAATAACAGCCAGTCACCTTCTGATAAACCCACCTCTTCAGAGTGGCGATGCCAAGTAATATTACCGTCTTCTTGCCTTGGTTGAAACTGTTTTTCCCTACGCCCTACTATTGTCTTTATCACATTATGGCTAAGTGTGTGGTGCGAAGAAGGAATACGATAACTCTTATTTAACAAAGTCACTTCGCCTTCTAGGTTTACAAAGTGATCTACATCTGCTCCTGCCCAACGATAAATAGCTTGGTCATCATCACCTGCTACATAACATATCTTGCTTTTTTGTTCTAACTGTCTTACCATTTCCCACTGCAAAGGGGACAGGTCTTGGGCTTCGTCTATAAACACTACTTCTAATTTAGGGCAAAGGTCACGCTCTACAAAAGCCTCCAACATTCCTGTGTAATCATATAACCCATAAGAACTTTTCCAATGCTCTATGCCTCTGTTTACATAATCAACTCTAGCCCAATCTGTTTTCAAAGGTACGATGCTATCATTGTATATCTTGCGTAACGGTTGGCGTAGTATACGAGCAATATTAATAATTTCAAGAAACTTGTCGCCATACCCAAAGTCTTTGTATGGTCCTTGTTCTACATTGCCCCCACCGTAAAACTTTCCTATCTTTAACCAATCAGCTATTTCTTGGTACTTGTCTGGTGTAATCACCTGCGAATGGGTCAAACCTGCTTGCAAAAAGGCTAGACTATGCAAGGTTCTAAAGTAAGGTAACTCTTTTTTAGATATACTAAATTTAGTACAAGCTCTTTCTATAGCTTCCTGTGCTGCTCTTCTTGTAAAAGCAAAGTACCCTATACGGTCTGGCGGTACACCAGAGGCAAGGTATTGTTCAACTAAGTTAAGAAGTTTAGTTGTCTTGCCTGTTCCTGGAGGTCCCAGTACAATCTTCATTAGATTATGTCGTTTTCAACAGGTAACTGAGGTAATGGCATTTCTGAATCATCTGTTTCAAAATAGTTTTGTGGCAGTGACCAAACATGAATACCTTTCCCCCTTACTCTCCAAAACATTTTTTCTGCTTGTAGATCCTGTAACCTTAAAGTTATTTTGTTAGAAGTATAGTGATTAAAATCGTTTACAGATAAATGTTTCTTTAAATCTTTTATTTGAAAGTATACCCTCGTTTCTGCCCAGACCGCAACACCTTGCAGAATATCTTCACGCTCTTCACCTTTAGCTCTTTCCGCAGCGAAAGCATGAAGTAAGTCTTCAAACTCACCTTTGAACGTAGCATCAGGTGGTACTTCCACAATAGTCAAGTTATCTAACAACAGTTGTATGCGTGTCTGCCATGAACGTTGATTAACCATAACAGGGAATTTATTTATTTGCGATACACACTCTTTTTGAAACTGTGCCTGACTAGTTAAACCATTGGTACTAAGCTCTAGCCGTTCGCCATCTACATTAAGAATCCAGATAGGGGGGTCACCATCAATTTTAGTAAGGCTAGACATATCGTTGCCTATGCCACTTGGTCCTACACCATACTTCCTTGTTTTACATAACTCTTTATCACAAAAAGGTTTTATAGGTTGGTCTTCACATTTATAGAAGTAATCTTTCTTTTTTAACTGCCTGATTGTATTGCCTACTTCACCATGACTTAGCGGTGGGCTGAGGTAATCTACATTGTAGCGTTGTACTAACTGCTCCCAATTATCTTCATCAAACATTCTGGCATACACGCCAAGATTAAATAGAGCATTGTTTCGTGAACCTTCGCCAAATCCTTTACTACACAAGTGCTGTAAACAAGGTGGTCCTTCTTCTAGAATTCCTTCTTTTGTGCCAAAGCCCATGTTAAGTTTACGAAATTGATTTGGGGTTACAATATAATCTTTACAGTATTCTATAAATTCTTCTGGCGTTAATGTTTCTGCATTTTGGTCAAACGCATACCGAGTAGATTTAGCTCCACTAAAGTAGGGCATATTAAGAAAGTTGCCTGTATCACCCCTATCTAGCAAGATTGTTGTTTGTTTGGGGAATATTTCACTTCCTGCAAAACCAAGAGCAGCACTTAACTCCGTTAGTCTGCGTTGCATTTCTTCAGCTTCTACAGGCTCACTTAAAAATATCCATACATGAGCTCCACCACTTTTAGTTCTGCCTACTACAGCAGGGATTTTATTCTTGGTTAATGTGGTGATTAAATCTTTATGGCTAACGCTATACTCGTCAATATCAATCGCACCCCAATGGCAAGTATTATCACTTTTAATTGGTATAATGCCCAGACCACGAGTAGATCCTTTTAAGTGTTCTTCCCACATAGCTACTGTAGTGGGTTCACGAATAACTTTTGCTGTGCCTTGTTTCTTTCCGTCTGTTTCTCTATTACTCTTTACAACATATGTGCCGTGAGCAATATCGCTGCCTTTAAATAAATCGTAAAAATCTTGTGCAAGTGACATGGCTACCTCCTAATTAGTGTAGACTACCCCCTATCCGTTGTTATATTTTACGGATATAGTCACGAACAAAGGGCAGTCTACGCAG